GTAATCATCCTGTGATTTCTTTAGTCTTTCCAAAGCAGCTGTTTCAATCCCTATGGCACTGATACGATTCTGTTCTGCTATTTGATAGGCTTTTACATCCTCTCCAAGTTTCTTGAAGTTGACTCCACTTGTACCACCCAAAGACTTTTCCATCTGGCTGATGGCGTCAATCAATGATTTCTGGCTTGCCTGATCGGAGTTCTTGAACTTGTCAGTCCGTACATATTTTTTCGCTTCGTCCAAGGCGGGCTTTATCATGTCGGAAAACATGGAACCAAACTCACCGAACACAGTAACCCAATCTATATTGGCTTTTATGGCTTCTGTTTCCTTGTTCTGTATGGCAACATCACGTTGTTTCTCCAGTAACTTTACTTGTGCACTATTAACACCGTTTTCTTCCTGTGCTTTCCTTATTTTTTCCGCATACTCTTGGGCGATAGCCAATTTCTGCTGCTGGAACGTGCCATATTCTTTCAAGTAGTCGTTCAAAGCCTGTTGTTCGGCTTTCAGCTGTCCTTCAGTTACATCGGAAATATCTTTATCTCTCATACTTTCGGCATTGGTATAAGCTTCTGAAATTTTCTGTGCCTGCTTGTCGGTCAGCTTACCGTTACCGGCTTTGCTCCATTCTTCCTCCTGTTTTCTTATCGCATCAATCTGTTTCTGATAATCAAGGTCAATCTGTTTCAATTTCTTTTCCGTGCCTTCTCTCATCAGGTTGATTTCATCTTGTTGATTCTGACGGCGGAGAGAAATAAATTCTTCATCCAACTTTTCCTGATTCTCCTTCTGCTTCTTCGCCAGATTTTCCTGTCTGGTTAATTCGCTTCCGGTTACTCCTCCCAGCTCCTTGTATGCCTTTTCGGATGTTTCCATCTTATCTTTGGCTTCTTTCACCTGTTTCGATGTAGCCGTCTGATCTTTGATTAAGGCCTCATACCCTTTTTTCGCTTTCTCCCATTCGACTTTAGCATTTGCCAAATCCTCTTGATATGTAGTTTCTTGTGTTTCCTGTCTGTTCTCAACTTCCAATTGGGTATTGATTTCTGACAAGACATCTTTTCTTGCGTTTGCCAATTCATTCTTCAGGTCTTCGATACGCTGTGCCTGAACCTTCATTTCGGAACGGTTGTTTTCCCTTTTAGCTAAATTATAAGCCCATTCCGCACTCTTTACCTGTTGTTCCAAAGATTCGACTATAGCCTGTTTTGACTGTGTTCTGGATTTTACGACCTCTTCATTATATGCTTTCCAAAAACCTGTCAAATCTTGTATATGACCTTTCTCATCAACATATTTCCTAAAGAGTGCCGGATATAGTTCCTCAATGTCTTTCAGGGCTTTGAGTTTAGTAGTATCGGCTTCCACCTCGCTATTAATGGTACTAACAAGATCCTCCAAAGTACGTTTCCTTTCTTCCTCGTCCGTGTTGAGTTTTTCTATTTTCTTGTTATATGAATCTAAAGCACGTTCTGCTGACGTTGTATTATCGGATAACGACCACATGGCAGCTCCAAGCCCCACCACAGCAGTAGCCAACAAAACATATGGATTAGTAAGCATGACAGCGTTCAATGCTTTTTGTGCCGTTGTCTGCAAAACCAACCATCCGTAGTGGGCACGTTCGGCAACAGTTAGGGCGGCAATACCTGAAGCTTGTAAAGCTTGTAAAGCCGTGACTGTCATCACAGCCACTTTATATGCGCCATAAGTTGCTACAAGACTAATAAGGATTTTCCCTACTTTCTCATAATTTTCAACCAAATAAGAAACACCGGATAGAGCTTCGTTTATAATTCCCTCGTTGGCTTTTCCTATTTCATTGAACATTGTGGAGATAGAATCTTCTATATTGCTTATTTGCCCAGTAATTGTTTTGGATTGTTCTTGCATAAGGTTGTAGAACATTCCTCCCTCATTTGTAAGGTTTTGGATGACTTTCTGGACTTCCGGGAATCCCACTTTCCCTGCTTCCACAAGCCCTCTTACCTCATTTTCTGCTACTCCAAACTCTTTCGCCAGCTCCCTAATCATAGGAATACCACGCCCAGTGAATTGATTTAGATCTTGTGTATATAGACGCCCTTGGGTCATAGTAGTACCATAAAGATAAACGAGATCTCCTATAGGTTGAGATAGAGCAGAAGCAATGTTCCCTAAACGTATCAAGTCGTCATTTACGTTTTCAACATTTTCTCCATAAGCAAGAAGTTGTTTAGCTCCATTTGCTACGCCTTGAAGGTCAAAAGGAGTGGTAGCAGCCGTTTTTACCAATTGCTGCATGAGGGCATTCGCCTTATCCTCACTGCCAAGCATTGTCTTAAATGCAACTTCCAATTGTTGGAATTCTCCTCGGACTTGTGCAATATTTGAAATTAATTCTTTTGCAGTAAAACCAGCTCCGAATGCTGCGGCAGCTCTAGTCATACGGTTAAACAGTTCTTCAATACCTAAACCGCTTTGCTCTATTTGCTTGGACGTGTTTTTTACACCATTCTCTACTTCACGAAGTCTACGTAAGAAATTAGAATTATCACCTGTAATGTCAAAATGTATTCCAGCCATAGGTATTTTCGATAGAAATAGTTCCGTGCAACATCACACGGCATTGCAAATATAACAATAAAATGACATAGTTAGAGCCACAAAACATACAAAATATATTCAACGGTTTATTTTCCCATCTTTAATTTTGTTTATATTATTATATAAATTACATTTGTATAATATTACAAAGTAAAAAGCAGAGCAATGGATTTTAAAGATCAAGTTGTACAGCTATCTGATAATATAAAAAAACAAAAAGACAAGATAGCTACAGAAGAAGCTACAAAAAACGCATTTATAATGCCAATGATTGCAGCCTTAGGATACGATGTTTTTAACCCTTTTGAGGTCGTTCCTGAAATGGATTGTGACTTAATAAAGAAAAAAGGAGAAAAAATCGATTATGCCATAATGAAGGATGAAAATCCTATACTTCTTATAGAATGCAAACACTGCAAGCAAGACCTAAACCTGCATGACACCCAACTACAAAAATATTTTGTAGCGTCAAAAGCGCGTTTTGGTGTGCTTACAAATGGAATAGAGTATAGATTTTACACCGACTTGGAGAAAATAAACATAATGGATGAGAAACCGTTTCTTGTCGTGAACATGCTTGATTTATCAGATGCGGATATAGAACAACTAAAGAAATTCCATAAGTCATATTACAATGAAGAGGATGTTCTAAGTACGGCAAACGAGTTGAAATACACAACAGAAATAAAATCGATATTGAATAACGAATTTGCATCACCGACAGCAGAATTTGTTCGGTTCTTTGCACGTCAAGCCTACACTTCAGGGCAAATCACATCAAAGGTGATAGATATGTTTACCCCACTCGTTAAGAAATCTATCACATCTGTTATTAATGATATTATTTCAGATAGACTAAATACAGCTATAAAAAACAGCGAGCAGACATCTGATTCACTCCATACGCAAGAAAATACATCCATAAATACTTCCATAGAAAACACAGAAGAGAAACTCCCGGACGGGGTTGTATATATGGATAAAGAATCCGGTGTCGTAACGACACAAGAGGAATTAGATGCCTATAACATCGTAAGGAGTATTTTAAGAAAAAGCGTGGATGTGGCACGTATAACCTATAAAGACTATAAAAGCTACTTCGTTGTAAATATTGATAACAGCCAATGGTACTGGATATGCCGTGTCTCTATCGGAGCAAGAAAAAAGCAAATAGGAATACCGACAGACCAATATAAAAGCTGTGAATGGATTCAGATAGACAACGTGGATGATATATTCAAATATGCAGACAGACTTGAAGAAGCACTTAGAATGGCAATAAAAAGTTGTGAACATTAAAATTTAACATTAGAATTTCCATTATGAAGAAGAAAATTTTATTCTTACTAACCGTATTTCTTTATTCAATAACAGCTTTTGCTCAAGAAAAAAAAGAAATCATCATTAAAGCTGGAACTATTGTTCCTTTGGAAGCCATAAACAATGTCAGAGCCTCCAAGGTACATGAAGGACAAAATATTGATTTTAAAGTTTCAAGGGATGTTATAGTAGACAAAGTCGTGGCTATCCCGGCAGGCACCATAGCCAAAGGAGTAGTGTATGAGGCGAAAAGATCTGCATGGTTTGGGACCAAGGGAAGATTGGGAATCAGACTGCGCTATTTAACTTTGCCGTCTGGTGATAATGTTAACTTCTCATCATCTGAAGTATATATAACAGGGAAAAACAGAACTCCTTTATCCGTTGTCATATTCTGCTGCACCTGTATTCCACTGCCTTGCGGGTCCAAGGCTGAAATGAAAATCGGTTATGAGTTTGATGCATCAGTAGCAAACAATACCGTAGTAACAATAAAATAGTCATTCTCTAATTGTTTTATTTCACCGATAAAATACGGGAGTTTTTGTATAACCCCCGTATTTTTTTGCATTTTATTTTTCACACTGTTCTATTTGTCGTATTCAATCCCATTTCATAGCTTTAATTTTTGCCATATTCTCAGGATCATCGGCATTGATTACATTACGGTCTTGAGGTATGTTAATTCGCTTACGTTCCTCCTCAGACAAATATATGGACGTTACGGAATCGGCAAGAAGCAATTGCAAATTGGCATAGCTAATCCCCCAGACAACATATTCAAAAGTCCATCCGTACCGTTGACAAGCTGTATCTATCAATGTGCCATATATACTTTTGCCACCAAATGTAAGAGAATTATTATCCTTCTTGGCTCTCATGGCTTTTGCTTGCCATTCTTTTTCCTTATCTATTCCAAGGTATTTTATATATGCTGATATGTCTCCTTCTGACAATACCATAACCAATAGTTGTGCCATACTGTCATTATCTATTTCTTTATAGAAGAAATTACATCTTTCTTGTACAAAATCATAATCAAACAATTCTTCTTTCTTATTGATGGTATGATAGGACAAAACACGGCACACGCTTTCTTTTTTTTCCTGACACAGTCTCAACGCTTCCATATACGGATTAGCCTTGATAATTTCCAGATTTATGCCAAGACACTCCACAAGCCTTGATATTAGGTATGTTTTTCCAAGAGTAACCGGATATAGATAAAACTGACGTTGATTTACTTTAAAACCATGCGGACGTTCAATTATAGTATCCGCAATGTCCATGTCTATAAGTTTCCCATCTTCTAACATAACGGTTCTTGTTTTTTTTTAATTAATGCCGGATATCTTCACAGACAACCGGCATGAAAAGACATATGAACAACAAATCAAATTCTCAAAATCGAGCGGAAACACAGATTCGGACTGTGACCTCATATCTGGTTGATATGTGTGCATCCATTACACCATTTCCGCAAAACACGTGAGTACAAAGCCCCCACGCTTGGCATTACCTATCAAAAACTTATTACCCACCGGGATTGGGAGCAACTTCAAATTTATCTCCATCTCCGGATTCGTCTTCCGGATCACATTCAATCTTAGTCGGCTTACCAGAAGTAGGCGTTGTTATAATCTTGCCCCATTGAATCTGTTTTTTGTCCGAACCCGGCTTCAAGGCATCAAAAGTATACGCCCAAATACCACCATCTGCCGCTGTAAATGAATCCTCAACAGAAACGGTAGTTTTCTCCATACAGAATCCCTGAACATCAGGATCTTCCGGCTGTAAAGCAACAGCATAATTATGTGCTACCACTCCATCACTATCACTAATAGGACGCTTACGCCCTTTTGCGGCACGAATATTGAAAGTAAGAGCATAGGTGTTTTTCCCATACTTAACATCCTCATTCTCTCCTCCTTCAATCTTTGCTTCTTTCTTGTCACCTTTTGTCGTTGTCAGCTGTGTGGAATCCTCTACCGGAGTAGGCAACTCTTCCCATGCAGGTGATACTACATCAAGGTCTTTAATAAAAATACGGGGCTTACCCCATCCAATTACTGCCATAGTTCTATATTGCTTAATATAGTTAATACTTATTCGTTATTTATTTCAATATACAGTTTGTTGTTGATGAAATGTTCCGTGTGTCCATCCTCAAAAGAAACACCTGTTGGATTGGTTTTCTGACTGCATTTCGAAGGCACAGTATGATACTCATCTTTCCGTATAAAAAAAAGGAACTTGCATAATTCGCATAATTCACCGATACGTTGGGTATTCTTTTCCCATGCCTTTGTTCTAGCATTCCATTGGTCCCTAACATAAACATTGACATTCACATAAGCCCTCTGAATCTGACCGCATCCTTCATTAGCAAGAACAGATATAACAATATCCTCTCTGTCCGACTTGTTAGGTCTTCCCCTGTCACTCAATTTTCCAGTAATATCACTTTCAAGGCTACTACCTTTAATCTTGTGATAAACGAACTTTGCAATATCAATATCTGATTTCATCATTTGGCAATCTGTCTCTTTAATTTTTCAAGCATCTTGGGAACTTGGTCTATTGACCATAATTCCGTTGATGCAAGCACATCCTTGTTATCCATCGCTTCCACGTATTCAGCATAGTTCATTCCGGCAACTATAACAAGCACATAGTCATTAGAATATCTTTTTACGATTTCCTCAGCTAGATCTTTTCCAACTTTTACGCCTTCTGAACCTTGCTTTACTTGGTTAAAGTCTGAGTATTGGACAATATTACCATTATGGGATATTACATAACCTACCGAACTACGAAGATTACCGGACCGGTCATACCAACTTTTATCACCTTCCCTGTCGCGTACTCTAGTCACACATTGTTCACCGAGATACGACAAAGCGCGTATTGTTAGTCTTTCAACCCGTTGTGACTCCTTCATAAGTGTATTATGAATTTCATCAAGTTTGGTAGCCATTCTTATACCCATATCCTAAACCCAAATTTTACACTGAAGCTGGTAACGATGAAAACCTTTCACTTCAAATTCTCTTTCAATTTCTCCGATAAGATTAATCTTAACCCTGTCTCCAATAGTAAACGTATGACAATCACTTGGAAGATAAACAGTGTATGAATAGCTTCTTACAACACCATCCTCAAACTCTCTTTGTTCCGCTTTTCCAGCAGGTACGGCATCACAAGGTATCGCGCCTTTCCATTCAGAGGAACCGGGATGATAATCGCCATTTTCGTCATCATATCCAGAACCGGATACAAGATATGACAAACGGTGGGGTTTTCTATTCAATATTGCCATTCTACAACAAACAATCACCTACATATACCGTTGGTTTTGCCTCCAGTTCTACTAAAGGTTCACCAATAGTCTTGTAAATGGAGTTAACACGTAAAAGTATCCGTTCCTTGTCTTTATCGGACAAAGCCCCGAAGGACTTGTCCGCTTCAGAGAAATTGATAGCTTGAACCAAAGACCAAAGACAATCAGCTAAAGCCCCTTGATATTCGTTGGAATGAGCTATGTCGCAATCAAACTCATTATCGCCATTGAGATTACGTTTAATCATTACATTCTCTACAAACCCAATAGAAATCGGATAGTGTATTTCGTCTATGAGAGCTTGCTGTATTGTCTTCATGGCTTATTCTGATTTATGAGATTCAACTGCGGATTTCAATTTCGCTTCGTCAAAGTCATTCAGCCTGTTCACGGCGGCAATCAGCTTGTCATCTGCAATAGTTGAAGCTAGATTTTTGCCTGTTATTTTATTGAATTCCTTGACAAACTCCGGCTTCTTGTAAGCATTTCCCCAAATAGTGATTTTCACATCCGTACTGTCAGAAGATTCGGCTGAAGAATCCACCGCTTGAGCTTCCGAAATATCAAGAGAGTAGATTTGATCCACGTTCTCAATAACAGAGAGCACAAGAGCCTGCCCACTCGTAGTTTCGGTAAACGGCTCCGTTGTTCTGTAACGGCTGATGAGTTTGTACTCATCAACGGTTGAATAAACAACACCCTCTACCGGATTTGTCTTTTCCGCAAGCGTTCCCCACACCAAAGCACCGACTTCTTCTGTGGTAAGGAAAATCAACTTGTTCGGGTTCCATGGCTTGTACGGTTTCCTTTTGCCGTTCTTCTCTGAGATGATTGAACGGTCAATCTTCAGGAATCTGACACCGTTGTTATCATCCGCAAATGCTTCGTCAAACAATGAAGCTGTAGGAACGGGAAGCTTAGTGCTACTATCAAAGGTCTGACCGCGATAATTAGCCACCAGTTCTTTTGCTCCTTGTGTTTGACGCAACTTGTTATAAGTTGACAACGCAATGGCAATAGTAATGATTGTGTCACCGTTATTGTCAGCATTAGCTAATACACGCTTAATGTCATCAAGCGTAAGTTCATTCTGTGTCTCAACACCAAAACAGTTTTCAGGCAAATAACCGAAGTTGATACGCAAAGCCGTACCAGTATTGTTTTCATCTTCTACAGCCACAATACCATTGGACAATCCGGTCAAAAAGTTCGCTTCATTCTGTTCATCAATACCGACAGAACAAGCTATCGGATCAGATGTAAGTTTGTTAGCGATATTAGTCCATTCCGCACCTTGCGCTTTCATTATGTTAACGGCATTGATATCCGATTCAAACATGATTTTTTTCATACCGATTTTCGGCAGAGAACCATTGGCGTGAGCTATGGCATCGCGACTCTTTATCGGAAGAGGTGAGTTCATAGACACCATATCTGCGGCAACGTAAGTAGTGTTTACTGCTGCATTAGACCATTTTTGGTCAGCCGAATAAACCTTTCTCAACATTGTCTTGTGCAGATATGTACGTTTCTGTTCTCCGTTACGTTTGCCATTTACCGTATCTACTACGTTCTGAAGTCTCGGAAAAATCTTTCTGATATATTCCACAAATTGTGATTGTACCATTTTTTACCTCCTCTTTTAATCGTGCATGAATACTAATCCGGGCAAGACCGTCTTCATTTCGGCTTTGATACTATCCACTGAATACGGACTTGCTTTATCATTCACTTCACCATCGTACATGATTGCTGCTAAAGGAGCATCCTTTGTAACGCTTCTTACCAATACACCTACATAATGATGACTACCTGGCAATGTGTCATATTTATCATAATCCGACGCTTTTAACGGCATAGGTTTGAATAGTGTTTCATCATTATCTGATGCGATAATAACATGACCAGCCTTAATTACATCATATGGATAACTACTGACATCAAGCGTGCGACCACCAATGATACCAGCACCGTATCGTCTGATTACAACCGAATCAAGACCGGAAGTAATCACCTGCAATTCACTTGCTAAATTTGCTGTTGCACCCATTTTTAATACTTAGTTTTTTGTTAATGTTTAGAATGTGTCAGCCAACGCTTTGATTTCAGCGTCACTAATCACTTCATCTTGTTTTCCCTGACCTTTACTACCTACGGCAGGAGGATTAGCCAATGTGGTCAAACCAGTATCCGCACGCTCTTGGTTGTAATTCTTCAGGTCTTCCTCAACTTCCGAATAAAACTCCTCAAACTCCTCATCGGTTTCAAACTTCATGCGGTCGAAACTTTTCAAGATACGACTGCCGAAAGAACCCGAATCTTTAAGCAATTCATTGAGTTTGGATTTTCTTGTAGTAGTAACTTTCTCGCCTTTTAATACGGAAATCTCATTGGTAAGACTGTCTACTTTGTCAAGCAATCCTTTTGCCCATGCCGGAGCATCATCATTCTTTTTATTTTGTTGAGGATCATTTTTATTTGAACCCGTCTGGCGATTGTTTGGAGTATTCGATGATGGATCATCGTCGCCATCGGTTCCGTCATCGTCATTCTTTTTGCGGTTTTCTTCGATTACTCGGTTTGCAAAAGACTGGCTGACTTGCAAGTAGGGGAGAACCGCGTCAATAGCTGTATCTATTTCTGCGTTTACGTCCTCGTCGGAGGCATCATCTGTGGAAATTAGATTGTCGGCAATCTTGGCAGCGACACTCATTAGTTCCTTTTTATTGAACCCGAACGCCTTCACTTTCGGTTTCAATTTCAACAAAACCTGTTGTTTTCTATCCATTGTACAATGTTTTAATTAATAAAAACGGCCTGCAAAACATTACATGCAAGCAGACCGTCAACCTTCTTAACCAATACATTAAGAGCAATGAATGTATTCACGACAAGTTCGGTTGCATGTAACTTCACATGCTTTATGCAAATATACGAAAAGTGACGCTTTTAAAGTCACTTTTATATGTTAAACTATTATAATAAAACACACGGCACGAAAGTAATCTTGTACTCCGTGTCGTGAAACTGAATGTAATTGTACATCAATAGTTATTCTTTGAGATACTTATAAGCCTTTAGATATTTATTCAGCCTTGATAAATCGCTCTCTGTAATTTGCTCCAGTCGGGTAATGTCCATATTATCTTCTAAATCGTGTAACTTTACTTGTCTTCCAATCGGATTAAAGCGGGAACGCTTGATAAAATCTTCATAGCTTTCATCTTTGTTGCGGGTGACAGAAAGAATGGCATCAACGATATTACGAGGAAAGCCTTCCATTAGTAAATATTCAGCAGTAACTTCAGTATCTTCTATCGTATCGTGCAACAAAGCAACAATTCTTTCTTCATCAGTAGAGCATCTGTTTGAAACACGGATAGGATGGAAAATATAAGGTGCTCCAGCTTTGTCAACTTGATAAATAAGCGCGTCTGTTGCTATTTGAAGAGCTTTTTCTAATAAAGTACTAGTATTTGTCATATTCTGATTTTGAAATTTCTTTTCCTCCAAGAATTATATCACAAACAGTCTCATTGGATTGCGGAATTTCCATCTCATTACGTCCATGATGTTTTATATATGATTTTGTTTGATCGTTATCGAGATATAAACGGATAACGGCTTCCTCAAAATCGTCCAGCAAATAGACCGTTTCGCCTGACTGTAATTTGTTATATAATTCCTTTTGGTTCATTTTTATATGTAAAGATAGTGATTTTTATTGGAAATGACTATAATATTCGATTGATTTTTCAGCTATTTTTTGCGCTTTTTTATCAGCTTTGTCTAATACTCGCCATTCTTCATAATATTTATGTCCTAATCCACCTTCCATACCTGTTTGCTCCTGTATTTCTTTCCAACGTTTTTCTCCAAGAATTCTTTTTGCGTCTTCCGGTTTTTCTTTGGCATAAATCATGTGTTCCGTATTGACTTGTATTTCTGCCGTAAGTCCACCCGAGGTTTTGATGTTTACAATGTTTCCGCTATATCCCATAAATGATTCCGGCCTTTGTCTTTTCAGCCGCACAAACGGCTCGCTTCCAAACAACTCGTTCAAAACCTGTTCTATTCGTGATCTTGGAACTATAATTGTCGTCCTGACCGCGTCTTTTATATCGTATGGAGTTATACCCTCCGTTGTCACCTTTCTTATTATTGATGAAACGCTTTTGTAATTGACTGGAGTTACAAATCCGTTATTCTTTTGGGCTATGGATTCTGCCAGACTTTGTACCTCATTCCCGACTAAAGAAGCACGATTGGTAATCTCTTTAGCTGAATTTTCGGTATTTATATTCTGAATAATTGATTTGTTATCTCTCAAAAAATAAGGTAAGGTGTTTCTTTTCCGGGCTTTTTCTATCTTTTGTTGGTTTTCAATTACCCATTTTTTGAATTCGTCAGGAACATTCTTTATTTCATTTATACTTTCTGTAGAAACATCGCTCAGTCCATCCCATTCCCAAAACTCTTCTTCTGTTTTAAGGATGGGGATTTTATAACAAAGGTCATTCGGGTGCCAACCAGTCCAAACAAAGTCTTTTGGATATCTCCCTGCAAGCATATCGCATATATCACCATGCGGCATACGGTGATGGTGGTTCCCGCTCAACTTAATTTCATAGCCTACCACAAAGTCCATCTGCTTCCAGCGTTCATTTTCCGCTGTCCGGTAAGCCATGTTGATTTCCGAACGTGCCAGTCGGATGGAGCGGTACTCGCAATCCTTTAGGTGCTTCGCGCTTCCATACTTCTCTTTGTAGTCTTTTTGCAGCGATGGGAAGTCGAGCAGGTATTTGGAGATTTGCTTGCTCAGCGTAACCGCACTTGTTCCTTTCTGAATGGCGCAAGAAATAGCGGCTTCCAGTTCTTCTTTGTAGATGGTCGATTGGTTCCAAAGTTTATCTGATATATTGAACCCCTTATCCTTTCTGCTCTGAAAAGCTTTCAGCGCATCGGAGTTTGTCTGATACAGCACCGTGTATTTTTTCTTATCCACAATGGCATCGTATGCTTGCAGCACCTTGTCAGCTATCAAATCCTGCACCTCGTTACTATTCTTCCATTCCTCGGATGTTCCTCGATAGATAACTGAATGAATATCATCAACGAACTGCATTTGAATGTCAGCTATCTGTTTTCTTGTTTGAGGGTAGTCAGACCATTTGAAAGGCTTGTCGCTATCAGCGGAGTAATCGGTACGTAATACAGCTTTGGCGGCTTCCAAGTTAAGAGTATCATATATTTGCTCAACAAGAGCAACATATCTGTTTAGCCGGCTGTTGAGTTCCTGATATTTCTTTTTCTGATTCGGAATCTTAGGCTTTGACATATTGGTCTGTTTTTAATCTATTTATTAGGGTAGGCAGAAAAAACACGGGGGCAAGAGCGAAAATATTGTTATATTTTTAAGATTAACTTATTTCTTATTGAACTTGTCACATACGTCACGATTAAGAAAGCGACTGGAAGTAAAAAACGGACAACGGCACATGAAGAACTCACCTTTCAAGTTCTTCTCATGTCGATCATAGCTATGCACGCAATCCCGACAATGATACTTAAATTGTGTTATTGCCTTTTTTGCCATATACAAATTTGTTCTTTCTTTTATCAACCATTGGATATAAATAATGCTTCACTATAATTTTGCCACAGATAGGACAATCTTGTACTACATATTCTACCGTAATTATCTTTGAATGTCTTTTCATATTTATCCCTTCTCAATTCTATCAGGTGCCGGCATTTCCAGCAGCCTGATAGCCTTAATCGTTTTTCTACCTTCTAAAATAGCTTTGCATAATCTATGGTATCCGTCTGCTATTTGTCCTACTTCATCCAATATAATAGGGTAGTCTAAAGAACAATCACGAACACGTTTACATTGAAAGATGAAGCTATGAAGCTGACTACACTCAAATGGTTCAACAGTCAGGTCTATATTCCACAATGGCATATCACGTACAGGGTACTCCTTTGCTTTCGCAAAATTATAAAGTGTTTGAGCATTCCATATCTTATTGCCTCTTTGGTATTCACTTTCAGCGAAAGTCATATTATCTATTGGTACTTTCATCTTATTCCACACTTTCAAATAAACTGTTCATTCTTGATTGTTTTGCCTGTAAATCCATCGCATCTTCTTTATGTATCTGATCCAAAGTTGCCTCCGCATTATTAGAACCAGCTTCTCTAATAGTTTGCAACTGGCTCTTGATTGGCTTGCCACCATTCTGTTTTATAAGTCTATCAGTCATTGCATCCTCGTCCATTTGGATAAACGGAGTAATGACATGTTCAACTTCTACATTGTCAATCTCCTTTTCCCATGATGTATTCATGCTTTTCAAGAAAGCCTTGATTACGCTGCATTCACGTTCAAAAGCTTCTATCCATGCACCACTTTCATCACCTACTTTCAGATGAGCATCAGTAAGTAACGTTTGACGGGCATCAAATCCTATATTGCCAAGTGATTTCATGTTCTCGAATGATATATCCGGCATTTGCGATTGAGACCAGAACATATTGGTCAGAGTGTTTACATGGTATTTCAAAGCTTCGATAGCCTGAGACCATGAAACATAAGACACATCACCATTTTGTTCTACACGGTAAACCCTACGGCTTTCTCCTTTATCCTCTCCTCCTTTTATATCACCGGCTATTTTAAGAATTGGAGCTGAATTATATGCTATTACATCACTATTGCGTGAAAGGGTATATTCTATCTCATTACGCAAATAAGACAAACCATGATAAATAGGAACTGGACGATAAATATAAACACCGGGGATCTTCAATATCGTTATTGGTTCCGCTTTGATTTGTTCCCATCCAGATCCTTGCTGTTTCCACTTGTAATGGATGTTATAAGTATATGTTTCAAAAAAAGCAATTTCTTCATCCTTGACTTTCTTCTTGTATTCAAAAGACATAGCAATCATATCTCCCAACTCATCAAACAAGGGATACAGCCCGACGCCCTCCATCGGGGAATAGGTCTTGCATTTCAGCTTAAATTTACTTTGAAAGCCGTATAAAGAATTGGAATTTTCAACCGTATACCAAATGGTAAATACCTCGCATGATGCAAAATAGGCGTTGCCACGTTTAATGTTTTCACTGTCTATACGAGCATACTTGTATATATTCTCAATTGCTTTCGCTATTTGTTGGCGAGTTTCATTGTCATCAATATTATGATAGACACGTTTTACTGGAATGGAAAACATGAACTCTGTCATCCGTTTTGTAAGGAGTTTTTCAAGACCGATATAAATACGGGAAGCTTTTTCTACCGTACCATCAGATTTTACCTTATCTTTCCGACCAATGTTATCACTTACTATCGAATGCAATGTCGGTTCATAGTCTTTAATAAGATTATCCCATGAGGGAATATAGACTGACTTTCCTTTTAAATCGTTGATGATATTATCAACCGGGCGGGTATTGTCCAATATAGCGGTTATTTCATCCATAAATACAGTAAAGTGCCACTTGACACCCTTTTTTAAGATTAATTATTTTGATAGGAATTTACTCACAAAGTAGATTTGTCCCTTACCTGAAACTTTTGTAGTGGTTGTTACCAATACCGAACCATCCGGCTTGGTGATTGATGTTTTCTTTAACTCGAAAAGCCCCAATTTCATAGCCTTCTGCGTCGGTTGATTGTAGTAGTCACCCTTTTGGCAAAGATAACCATTCTCGCGCATCCAGCTAAACAAACGGTTCTGACCGATATTCACTCCGTTCTGTTGGAGAATTTTTGCCAATTCAGCAATAAGGCACGAACGTTGAGATGTACATACAGCATCGGCAAAAAGAACTTTTGGTGCATCTTGCTGAATTTTCTGCTTGGCAACTTCTGCTTTTTGTTCGGCTTCAATACGTTTTTGCTTTTCTTCTTTTAAATTGGTGGCAAGCTGAATCAAAAAATCAGGTGAGGTCAAAGCCTTTTCAAGTGTTTCGTTGGTCATGTATGCGCCATGCTTGCGAATTGAAGGCAAAACTTCACTCGTCACCCACTTGCGAAATGGCTTTGCCTTTTCGCTGTCACTGCGAATTATCACATCATATAAACCGCTTTCGGTTATAAATGTAACTTGTTGATTTCTACCTAACGAATCTATGGTGTCCATTTGGCGGACATCATCTTCTTCAAGCCTTGACCTGACATTTCTTGCGTTAGCAATGCCTATAACACCGCACACATCTGCCAAGCAAAAGAAAGGTTCGTTATTCTCACTCATTGCGATTCTTACCTTTCCGAATTGCTCATTCTCAAAAATTTTAATTGTGTTCATAATGTAGTTCCGTACTCCTTCATACGGTGGTTAGTTACACATGATACTGCTCCAAAAAGAAACCGGATAATACAATACGCACTACCCGGTAACGTGAAGGAGCACGTTAGCATCAAATGCTATGATGCAAATATAATAAAAGTGGCTGTAAAAATGTCACATTTAACAAAAAAACTTACCTTAAATCCAATATTTTATATTATCTGTTTGTACTTGGTACTATTTTTAGTACCTTTGCATAAACGAACAGTTATGGGTACAAAGGAAAAACTAATAGAACGTATTTTGTCATGCCCAAAGGATTTTACCTATGATGAAGCAAAACGTTTATTCGGGATTTTTGGATATAAGGAAAGTAACAAAGGTGCTACATCAGGTTCCCGTGTTGAATTTATAGGACCAGACGAAGAAGCTCCTTTCATTTTACATAAGCCACATCCCGGAAGCATTTTGAAATCATATGTGATAAAAGGAATAATTGAGCATATAAAGAAAAACAATTTGATTGAGAAATATAAACAATCTAAAACAAAGTAGTATGGGACTTTTAAGATACAAAGGATATTCCGGTTCTGTAGAATACAGTCCGGAAGACAATTGTCTGTTTGGCAAAGTGCAAGGGATGAGAAAAGCGTCAATCCTTTATGAAGGTAGGTCTGTTGATGAGGTCCGTAAGGACTTTGAGGAATCTATAGACTTTTATCTTGAAAACTGTAAAGAAAGGAATATACAGCCAGAAAAGCCCTATAGTGGGAAGTTAAATTTGCGTATGTCACCAGACTTACATTCCCGTGTAGCCACTTTCGCTTCCAGCACTGGAACAACAATTAATGAGTTTATCAATAGAGCCATATCTAAAGAACTTGAACACGAAATGGCTTTGTAAAATAATATACATGCAAAAAATAATACAAGAAATTAAATTTTTTCTTAATTATTTAAGGGAAGATCCATACGAATTTATTGCCATAGTATTAGGTATTTTTTGGCTGTTACTATTACTTGTTGGAAAATAATACCAGAAACAAAGAGAGGGTATGTGATACTCTCTCTTCCAAATCACTTACCATAACTTGTATCAATGACTTTGCAACCATTTATCCATTTTTTCTCTGCACGCATCTAAGGTAGGCGCACAATAAGAAAACAGCTCACCGTACAATAGAAATGCGCCGACTTTCACAAGCCAGCGCACATAAGAGCAATGAAAACACAAACAAGGAGTGTTTTCGGTTACAAAGGTACTAAAAAAAACACAACTACAAAAAGTCTTTAAGCAACTCTTCATCACTAATAAAGCTATAATCTCTAGGATAAAACGTATTCGCTAATGCATCCATATAGTCAGGAGAACGTTTAATACGTTTTTTGATATCTTCTTTAGGTTCAATGATAATCTTTCCATTACTAAGGAACTTCCACTTGGTTTCGGTAGCCTCCTCCATTAACTGATCGCAGGGTGGGAGAGCGGCACCAAAACCATTTTTAGGATTAAGCCAGTCACGTAAAGCCCAATATAGGTATGCTCTCATATTTGCAAATTCATATTCGCCAGTAATATCGTGTAAGCCATCTGCCCCTTCCGAATATTTGCATGAAAAAGCGTTTGTAAATTTTTCTTCTAACAAACGAGAATAGACACCTGCTCCCTCTCCAATAGTATCAATAAATGCTTTTGCTCCTTTCTTCTTTAGATAGGGAATCATCATACCTACCACGTGCATGTGATCCGCACGCCCGGCAGATTGATGAACCTCAAATTGAGAAACGTAGTTACCGTATCGCGGACAAAGCACACTGTTATCGCGTCCCATACCGGCAACGTCAACACCTAACTTACAAGATTTGGCTGGGATAAAACCATTTTCCTGTAACTCCTGCCAATTCCTGTTTGCTATTTCTATCCATTCATAAGGGATGAGAACATCTTCCGACACTTTAGGAAACATACCAAGTACCTTGACGCGAAACAAATCGTTAGGTCGGTATAGCTTACCTTCCCAATTGAAATCGCCTTCACCTTCGTTGAAGTCCGCTTGCTGGATAGGTGAGCACCAATTTATCACTTTGTCCTTAACCCATTCATAATCCACTTGACCGGGTATTACAATTTGCTTCTTTACTACATTTTCTGCATTTAGAGAGCTAAGTCTGAATTTTGCAAAACGTTCAGACTTCATAGAACGAGCCGCATAACCGGTAGTGATATTAGGATTGAATACTATGAGCATCCGAGAATTTCCCTGCAAGTTACCTTCTATTGCATTATAAACAATTTCGGATATACCTGATGCCTCAGTGATAACAAACATGGTATTTGCCGCATGAAATCCAGACCATGATTCAGTTGCATTGTCATCCGCTTTAAATCCTGTTAAAAACCATTCTTCATAATCCGTTCTTATATCATCTGCAACCAATCTGCCCGGACAACAAAAAGGAAATTTTGTCCTTGCCGCACGAATCAACCTTCTGATTTCAGGAGTCATAATATTTTTTACTTGTCTCCCTGTTGGTGCTGTCATGGCCACCTTAGTATTTCCAACAAGTATACCTCTTTCATTAAATCTAGGCGTAAGATACATAAAACACAACGAAGCACAGGCCGCCACAAAATCTTTTCCACGAGAAGTTCCACTTGCGACAGCAGTCATAGGGTTATGTTGAACAGACTCAATAATAGATTGCTGATCATGGTCTAATCTTGCGCATAAGGCATCACGGACAAATTTATTCCAATCCTTCGACCAATACGCTATAATTTCACTTATGAGTTTCTTTCTTTCATCATTTGTTCCCATTCTTATATGAATTGGTTAATAATTTTAAAGCATCTACCCAATCATCATTAGTAGCATTTACCTCTTGTTTATCTTTCCATTCATTTGGTCTACGATTTTTTAACCAAAATATTTGTGCTGTTGTATCTCCCGCAATATGTTTTTTCGTTTTTTTCACTACAGTCGTTTGACCAGATCCATCCTCTCCTATTTTCACCTCAGTTGTAGTTTCCTCGATATCATAGCCAATGGCTCTTTTATATAGAGCACTCTCTACTTTCATGTCAGCTTCTTCCTTACCTTCTCTCAATAAGTCTACAACTTCAGGATGCTTTTTTAATATACTTTTAAATGTCGTAAGTCCTATTCCAAGACGTACACATAAACCTTTGTTATCAGCTCCATTCCTACAGTCTGCTATAATAATATCCTCTTTACCTTTTATATATTTATCATAAAGGGACATTCCTAATTTGGGTCTACCTCTACCTGCCATATTACACCTCCCTGTCTTTTATTTCTTGCAAATAAGCTTTGCAGATATCAACCATACGAGCAAAAGCAACAGTATTGCTCTTTATATTAAACTTCTTCTTTACTTCTGTAGCTACCTTTATAAATTCTTCATAAGAACCTACAACTATCGAACTATTTGCAGATATTTTCTGTTTTTCAAGTTCAGATAGAACAGCTTTGACATCATTACTCCTACTTTCTGTAAACAAGAACTTCATTTCCGTAAGCTCTATATCCCCATCATTAATAGAAACGGTAGGGATCTTATCTGTATCAATAAATTGAATACCGTTAAGACCAGAAAACTCTCTTGCTTCAATAGTGCGCATCTCACTATAAATTTCCTTAAGCATTTGGGCATCATCTTTTCCTACTAAAGCATTATGACTAAGCACATAGGCAATCTGTTTGTCTTTATCAACCTCTTCAATATACAAGATTAGAATATATTCCAGTTTAGCTTTAATAGCAGCTTTTAAACGATGATTTCCCGACAAAATAAGATATTTCCCATCATCTCGTTTCATCGCGAATGGAAGCTGAGATAAAAAACCGTCTTCAGCCACATTTGCAGTTAGTCTATCCAGTGTGGATTTTTCCATATAGTGAGCATTCTTCTCCAATGGAACGCAATCATCTATAGGGCTTACATATGCTAACTTATACGGAGCAATCAATTTGTTTACATCCCCCAATTTCTCTTGAATAAGATGAACATCTTTCACTTCTTGTATTTTTTCAACCATAATTTATATAAATCTTTTAATGAATCATCTAAAAAATTAGCAGAATACATTAGTTTGCCTTCATCTCTCCTGTCAAGATTGAATACACTGCGGTATTTCATACTTACTGGTGAAGATGTATACACAGTTGTCTTAATCCCTTCATAATAGTGACCCATTTTTCTTGCAATGAGCATCCTCACATCGTGGGACTTAGTAAGCATAATCAGTAATTTACTAAGCCTCTGTGTATTTGAGTTTACAACAAAATCACTCTGCATAAATATCTTTTCAAGTGTAGATAACTGTTTGCTGAAAGAAGTAAATCCAAACGCCTTACCGTCAGCCATAAATACCATACCTAAATCTCCACCAGTTGTATAATTAACCTTGTTTGCCATGTAAAACGCTTTATAATAATTCACATCACTAACTGAACATAATTTTACAGATATTACTACACTATCTGTAAATTCATAATCTATAGGTAAAATATGAATACATGATGGATTTACATTTTTATCACGTTCGATGTAATAATTCTTATTTTGATTTACGCTAGAGTAAGTGTATATAGGATTCTTGCCTAGCCCCAAGTTTATTTTGCCAACAAGGAAGTTGTCTATCTCCTTGAAATATCTATCAGAATAGATGATGTTTTCATCATTCTCAAGAAGAGTCTTGAATATACTTCCGCCCTCTTTTGGATCAAAGACGTTATAAGTAGCGTGCATATAATTAAAGCTTTCTTCGACATAGCTAAACATCTTCTCATACCCTCCTTTATACGTAGGAGGAAAGCTTATACCAACACCTTTACCTTTTTTACTTTTTAGGAAGTCAAAAAAATCACCATAGAAGAAACTTTTAATATTAAAATTAAGTGCGCCTTTTTCAATCTTAGATATAGTATTATGATAATAAACTTTTGATTGCTCAATAAAAGCGTTAAACATTTCTTCTTGGTAATCGTTTTTCCTTTGGTGAAAGTTTGATACTCTCATTGCAAACATTACTTGAATAAGTTTCTTGTATTTAGTGTCATCCCATGTGTCAAAAACCATACGTAATTCAGGATTCACAACTTCAATATCAGTATTTGTATCAAGTAATAGATCAGAAATTAGTTTGGAATATAAACTTACATCATTAGAATGTACTGTGTATCCCATAGCTGACATGATTTTATCGGTGGTGTAGTTTCCTGAACATCCGATAAAAACATCTTTTCCTTTTACTCCTTTCATCAAATCCTGAAGGAGCAGTTTAACTTCCGGTGGTGTCGTTCCTGTAAACATATCTTTAGGTTGTATATAACTTTATATACATTTTGCGTTAAGCCTGCCGGGAAAACGATCGGCAGGCATTTAACGCAAATTCAATCATCTTTCAAGCTACTTGCAAGAACACTTATACAATTCTTCGGCTTCTTTCAGTCGTGTCAGATGGCAATTCCCATCACCCCGTAAACTGCACAAGCTTTCATGTTCTTGCTTTTGCTTATCGCTACTATAAGGGTTGAGCGGAAACAGGGAATCGAACCCCACTCTTTGGCTGGAATGCCAACGCTCTACCGATGAGCTATTTCCGCAAATGCCTATGCTGTCAAACCACCGCTTGCTTGGCAAATTTGACAGCACCCCATCAAACGCTATTGACGGGTGGCTAATAATTCGGGATTGTCAAATATATTGCCGATTATTTCTATTTTTCGAGCATCACGCATATCATGGAAACACCGCGCACCAACATCAAACATAAATCCAGCATAAATATCAATCCACCTTACAACGGCATTTACATTACCTTCAATTCCTGTGTAAAAATCCTCATAACAAAAACCTTTAACAATGTCACCTTCATATATTTCTTTCCCGCTCTTGTCACACAAGCCGGTGAACTGCCCAAGAGTATTTTCGTCTATTTTTTCAACGTCATTATCGTGCAACCAAGTTCCATCTCCATCTTGAATAAGCGTATAAGAATTTCTTATCCATCCCTTACCATCAATGCGCTTCCCTCTAAACTTAATCCTTCTCATACTCAAAATAAGTTTGCTTGTTCGTATTTAGGTTCCTTTTTCTCAACTACTCCGAACTCTGTTATTTCAATGCCAGTCTTTTCAGTAAGCCACTTTGCCAAAATATGACGATGGCAAAAATCACCCGGTTTTTCGTAACAGCAGAGAGCGACATCTTTGCCTTCACTTAATGATTCGATTTGTTCGATTACCTTATTAGCATCTTGACTCGCAAGAATCCTGTCGTAAAGCTTAAGATACTCATCATGAGAACAAGGTCCACTTACCATATAGCGGGTAGGACAAACATTCAACATTTGAGGAACGTTAACCATAAATCTAGGCTTACCAATGGCTACGCAAATAATTTTAATTCCAGCTTCTTTTAATTTTCGGCTATTTCCGAAATAACTTGTGTAAATTTTCATTGCTCTTTTTTTTATTTTTATGGTGTAAAGATATAAAATATGACGTAAAAAACGTCACTTTTGGTCATAAATTTATTTAATTTGATGATTTTATTGTCTCAACCTTGTAACATTTCATCATATGATCTGTTTCGCACCCCATATTGAAAGTATTACCGAGATAGTATTTATGGGCTTCTTGCTCTGATAGGTTGATAGGAGTAACGAACCAGTCTTCATTACCTTGTTCGTCTTTTAAATACACTTTTACTATTGTTATCATCGCTCTATATTTTATCCATTATATGATGCTGTTATTTCTTTAGCATGAAGTTCTTTTCTCAACTCACCGTTCTTGTATATTCTTACAGATACGATTCTAACCGTATCGGACAGGAAACATCCACAGTCTTTTGTCACCTTTTGCTCCAACTTAAAAGCTTTCGCTAGATTTTTGGTACGCTTTCTTATGGTGTTTTTGAATCCGAAAACATAATCTTCGGTATCAATCTCAAATGAATATGTAGTGGAATACATCACTCTTTGAAGCTCTTTTGTTAGTTCTGTTACTTTGCTCATTTGCTCTCTTCTATTATTAGTCGTTATTATTTCCAAGAAGTTCTTGTAAAGCAGACTTATATCCGTCCAACGCCTGTTGTGTATATCCCAATCTGAATTTTTTATCTGCTGAAAGAGAGTCGTTGTTCAATCCTTTTTCAATAGCTTCAATGTTTGCTTTGTAGTATCTGATAAGTTCTTCTGTTTTCATTGCTCTTGACTTTTACTTGTTATTAATAGGTGTTATTTTGATATGTAAAGATACAAATAATATATTGATTACCAATAAGTTAAATCAAAAATATACATAGCTTAAACTTTGTTTAACTATTTCATTTTCAAGTACTTCGATGTAATAATAGACTTACTTTTCTCAATCTCTTTGTCGGTGTCAATTCCAAGTTGGCGATAGAACGAGGAATTACCGGAAAGGCTTTCGCTTGCTATTTTCAAGGTTCTTTGCTCTTCTTTGGTAAACCCCATGCGGAAAGTGGAGAAAATAGTCAGTGCGGCTTTAAAATCACCGCACTGGAGTAGTGAAATCGCTTTGTTGGTTTTCGTTTCCATTAATCTATGAATTTTTGCGATCCAATCATTTCATTTGCCCTACTAGCATTTACAAAATAAAAGCGTCCCTTAGAAACATAACTGTCTTCTGATGTGTGCACTTTTATAGCGTAATATTGTCTTTGAGCTTGTGAATAACATACTTTCCAGATTGTTTTCCATTTGACAATAAACTTGTTGCCTTTTGCTAGTTCTTGTCCTATTTCATCTGCTCTGAATTTAATCCCAGCTAGTACTAGTATATTTTTAGTTTCCATCTCCCCACAACTTTTTAGCCAGATCATATTTTTTTTGCAACTCATTCACTTCTTTTTTTGCATAAGTGAGGGTGTAGGAGTGACTACGTGGGTATTTGCCGGACTTTACACCTTCATGGTATTCTTTAGCTTGTTCCAGCTTATGCTCGTAGAAGTCGATACTTTCAGGCATTGAAAGATTGATCGTTTCAGCACGTTTTTCCCAATACTTGGCTACTCTTTCATGTTCGGCAGCTTTGTCGCTGAACTCAACACTTTTGCCCATATTATTCCAGGCATCATCAATCGCTTTTCGGTGCCGCTTTTCGCTATGATGTCCTACTTTGATAGGCTCACCGAGAGAAAGGAAATCAGCATCCTTATTTGACTTGTTATAAAATTCAGTACTCTTGCGTTCTGCGGATACAGCCCATTCACGTCTGCGTTCCGCTCTTTGCTTCGCCCATTCCTGAACATTGAAACCGTCAGCCCGAACGATAGAGTAATAATAGAAACCATCTTTCTCAAAAATCAGATTGAAAACTATGCTTTCGTTTTCTTTGCCATACTTGGTTGTAACTTCAATAACTTCTCCTTTTTCGTGCATTTCTTCGCACTTTGCCAAAAATATGTTTGGCGCAAACTTGTGGTACGTGTTCATTGCTCTTATGTATTAAATTGCTAACTTTAATCTTTCTATATCTCGAATAAGTCTATTGGCTCTCTGCCTTTCATTACTTGCAAAGTCTTCATTACAGATACTTTCGTAGAATGCCGCATTTTCTTCTGCTTCTTTTAACGACATCTCTTTGCGTTCTATCAAAGACTTTATTGCATCAATATCATTGCTATTAATAATTTCTTCTAAAGCTGTCTTCTTTGTTAATTCGATTGTTGCTTTCATTGCTCTTGTATTTTAATTGTTAGTAATATTAGTTTCTTTTAGTATTGTAAAGATACTCATTTTCAACGAGTTAGCCAAATATTTGCACAATTATTTTAGTCGTAAAATACTCATAATCAAAGATTTAACTTTTAGAATAAAACAGCAAACATAATACAGATGATGCATCGGAAATGGTTACTTTGTACAGTTTATCCATTCCACTTTTTTAATTTATCTAAAAACTTGCTATCCCCTAAATAATCAGCACCGATAGCCTTCTTGCTTTCAATGATCTGCTCTACAAGCATTATGCACTCCTTTCTTATCTCTTCGGTTTCATTATAACCGCAAGCCTTGTCAACTAGTCTTTCGATATTTGACTTGGTATTAGAAAGCTGTTTGCAGAGAATTTTTAATCGGAAATAACAAAAATCAATTGTTGCTATCTGCTCTATTCTTCCCATTTTTTTTAATTATTTCAAGACACTCCTTTAATCCATCATCAAAACCATGCTTGTACCCCTTAGCGTATTCTCCAATGTTATACACCGCCATTGCAAATACAAACAGGATGATACCTAAAGCCTTATGCCAACCGGGAAGGGATATGGAAAACGGTTTGAATGTAATTGTGAGATCTCCAACCCATAATAGGGCGATAATAAATATAATTGTAAATATAATTGTTTTCATAATCAATATTTTTTTTCGTTCAACTTAGGTCTTAGTTCATTGTATCTCATCTTCTGCTCCACATGCCATATAAGGTCTATGTTCATATGCTTGGCAAGCCCGATGATTGATAATAACATATGACCTATCTGACTTTCAAAAGAATAATTATATTCATAAAAATAACGAATTGGCAATGTGGATATGGCGTATATGCTTTCAGTAAATGTTTCACCTACGCAACTTTCGGATGCACCATATATCGCTTCTTCAGGAAAATCATCAATGGATATATTTCTTAATCCAGCCAAATCAAGCAGGCGTATAACCGCATCGCTTAGTTCGTCTGGAAGTGTATCTTTTACATTTTTTTCAAAGGAACACTTAAATCGCTTTTCTTCTTCCACTAATGCAGGATAGCGATTATAGTCCATTTCAAAACGCGATTTACATTTCTTTCCTAATCTTCCCTTTCTATCCGCTTCCACAGCTTCCATAAGCTCTCCAACGATAAGGCAAAGGTGGTGTTCGTTACTCAATTCTTTATCATGGAAACCGTGCTCACAGGCGGTCTTATAAGCACGATCCCGTAGTTCGTTCAAATTAATATTGCTCATTCCCTTATTCCTAATTTAATTTCTTCGTCCTTGATTATTTTCCCAATCTTGTCAGCTTCCTCATACCGTTCCTCTTTTATCAACAGTCTTTGCAATTCCAAAAGCTGGTTAATGTAAACAATATCGTTACGATCTGACACATGACGGACATATCTTTCTATATCATCCAGCTTATTCTCCATGCGTATATGCCACTTGCTTACCAAAATTAAAGTAAATGCCAAAGCACAAACGTTTAATGAGGCAAGGATGAATTTAAATATTGATTCTGCTATTTCCATAATCATATCAGTTTTAATGCTTCCTGTAATCCTGCTTCAAGTGCTTCTTCGTAGGTGACATATACTTTATAGCCATTCCCTTTGTTTATTTCGTTCTCCATCCAATCGCTTTCTTCTGTTGGAACATTGAAATCACAAAAAGAAAGCTTCCATCTTTTCCCAATAACAGGTTCTACATATACATACACACCTCTTATTTCACGCAGCCACTTTTGTGCAATGGATTGAGTAGGACAAGAATAAAATAATTTAGGTAAATCCTTACTAGTTCTAAATATGGTTTCCATCATTATACCCTTATGATTAATAATATCTTTGCAATACTCATTGAACCCTTTCTCTTTCAGCAGTTTAGCAGTTTCTAATGTTACAAGTTCTTCGGTCATAACTTTATTCTCCTTTCAATTTCTTTATTAGCGCATCAGCGAAACCAAGGCTCCATTCTACTGTCATATTTAAACTAGCATTCATTACCTGTTCATGTGAATTGCTGCAAAATCCTTGCATGGCTGCTTTCGCCAGTTCATATCGCCTCTGTTCCCAGTCGATAGCTGAAAAATCAAGTTCGCATTCCTTGAAAACCATATTACCACACACATATAAATAATCTTTGCTATGTTGAGAGTTGATGTTTAATTGGGGAGTTACATCTACCAAAACTCCTGTTGATTTTATTCTTGCTTTCATTGTTCCTCCTTTGTTTTAAAATGTTCAATCAGTTCGTCTACGGTAGCCTTGTGATAACGTCCTGAAATAATGGTTGCATTATCCCAATTTTCATCCCAAAAGAACATAATGCCTTTTGGCTCTGTGAAATAATGATCGTTACCAATAGAATCGCCATAAGAAACGCTAAGAATGGAATCTGCTATAAACCACTGCATGTAGTTACTATCATCCCTTAATGCAGCGATAGCCAGGAAAAGTTCTTCATTCGTTCCGCAATCAATAAATTTCCCACATAAAGCACTATGTTTGTCAAAAGGGAGGTCAAAAGAATCCGCAATCACATAACTAGGAGTATCAAATCCTTTTATTGGATATTGATAAGCCCATATTATACTACAATCAACTGTCCATTCAGGATAGTTTTTGGAATACCCCAATTCTTCCAGCCCTCTCCGAAGTTCTTGTGTATCTTTACGTATGAAGCACGGTGTTGTAAATCCCATAGTTATTTCTCCTTTCCAACTTTAACATATCCGTTTTCAATACACCAACACAGCATTTCGTAAGCTGCATCAATGAGTTCTTTACTCTCTGTAATCTTTATTATTGACCTAGAATAAGGTTCCATATACAAGCACGTATAGCTATCCGCAAGTTTCTGGATGGTCAGTACTTCATTGCCGATGAAGCAAGGCAGCTTATCGAGAATATCCTGCAAGGTGTAAGTTGTACGACAATAGTCGTAATTCGTATCGGCATCTAGAGAGGTTACAACCATGTTATCTGAATCTGATTCATTCCACTCGAAACACATGCTCCCATCGCTCGTATCAAACCCAATCTTCTGCAAATGTTTCATCTGTTCAACTGATAACACCTGTTTCATTTCTTTTCCTCCTTCGTTTTAATCTCTGTTACTTTACCACGATTGACAAAGAAGAAACAACCCATCACATCACACAGATATGTTTCATGCTTCATCTCACACTCATCACATTCCTTAAGCAATGAACATTTAGTGCAATCAAAACTCGTACAGGACGCATCAATCAGTTCAACCATTTCATGCAGCACCCCATCTATTATTATTCCGTTTTTTACTTCCATATTAATCTCCTTTTTCTTTAATCCGTTTCAGTACATCCCTGTTGGCTTCTAGTATTTCTTCAAAAGAAGGAATGGGCATCCAATGGGTAATGCCTAATCTTTCTTTATTAACATTTGCTCCAGTTTCCCATTCACCCAAAGATGAAAGCTGGCAAATAAGGAAGCCATAAGCCCCTCTTGTTAGAACCACTGTGTTATTTTCTGGCAACCGTTCCTTAACACTTATCCAAGGAGATTGCTTGGATTGCCATTCGGCACCTTGAACGAAATTCATCTCTCCAAACTTTGCCAAATCTTTACCGCTCAAAGTTCTGTCAACTGTCCTATGATTAAATAGGATATTTTCACTTGCCGCTTCTTCTACTGTCTGTTTCATTTATCATTGGTTTTGAGAGTTATTTATCTACAGTTGATTTTACAATTATCTTATTATCGGATGATGGCATTACAAGCACATTTCCGGCATCTGTGCTAATTTTTAGGATAGGATTAAAGTCAAAGTCAGCAGTGGCTACTATAATCATATCTCCAAAAACATATCTTTTATCTTGTTCCAATTCATTCATATCTTATTTGATTTACACTAATTCAATTATAGCCTTTTTTAAATTAACAAATAAAGGTATTGCTGACATGCCCCCATTGCAATCCAACTGTCTTAAAGAGGGGACAACCTCTCCGTTATCATCAATATCATAATCTGCAATATAGGCTAACTTCTTCGCTTCTGGAACTAATATCCTTTCATGAGCCAGGACTGTTATACAAACCTTGCTTCCAACAGGGAATCCTTGGTTGGATTCAATGTATTCCTTTTCCAACTGAATTTTCTGATTCTTCAATTCCCTTATTTTTGAATCAATATCATTTTTCTTTGTCTGAAATTCTTCTTTGTTCATTTTTTTTCTTGTTTTGAACCATTTTCTGATGTCAGGTAAATGGTAATTATTCGCAATTAAATTCTAATTGCTCTATCAGCCAACTGTTAATCAACTTCTACTAACTCACCGTTTTCCAGTCTATACCATGTATCAGCCTTGACAACCTCACCATCAACTACTACAGCCTTCCAATCAACAATATCATACGTATCATCCCTTTCCTCAGCTATGACCAAAATTGCACCTATTCCGCCTTTTACCTGAACATTTTTTCCTCTTGCTACTGACAAACCATTAGATCCTGTTGAAGCCTTTCCTCTTGCCGTGGCAGCACCTCTATCACCAGCCGTGGCAGCACCACTATCACCAGCCGTGGCAGCACCACTATCACCAGCCGTGGCAGCACCATAATTACCAGCCGTGGCAGCACCTCTATCACCAGCCGTGGCAGCACCATAATTACCAGCCGTGGCAGCACCACTATCACCAGCCGTGGCAGCACCATAATTACCAGCCGTGGCAGCACCTCTATCACCAGCCGTGGCAGCACCACTATCACCAGCCGTGGCAGGTTTCCCCGGTATCGCATTACACTCGTTAGTACACCGTTCCTTGACATAAGATACAGCTGCTTTCACAAGCCCCCTTATATCAAGCTCAGCACCTATTCTAATTTTTGAAGAGCAAACCTTGTCGCTTTCTGAATCGTCTATTTTACCGCTCTGTTCAACCTCACAAAACCTTGACCCGGCTGGCGTATAGTAACTAAAAACATCCAGAGGGTAAGGACATGCATGAAAACCTTTTTCACATGCCTTTATGTCGCCTGTTTCTTCATACTCCTTACCTACCTCATACTTAAATCCTCTACAAGATAAATCTTTATCAAATGCTTTATAAGCCTTTATTTTCTGTTCCATGATATTTTTTATTTTTCGTTATTTTGATATTGCGATAATTTTTTGTTCAAAGATCGGGCATTCCCTTTTGCCCAACAGATGTATTCCATGAAGCCTGTAGCATGGCTTTTCGGGAATCGAATCGTATTTACGGTATATGGCACAACGGCGGCAGATGCGATGTATATTGTATTTACCTTTTACACCGTAACATACCACAGGATAACCGTCAGCAGTTTTCATGTTCCGCCTTTTTCCTTCGTTTCAGCTTTCTGATGAAAGCCTTGACCTTGTTCCTAACCATCTCTGTTATTTTGTCCGCATCCTCGGCAAAGGCACACTGGTAAACCATATCCGTGCTTTTTGACATGAAGTCCACCTGAGCTTTGGCGGCTTTCCCGCATTCGGAAACCTTGTCAAACATCTCTATACGGTAATCAGGATGATATTTTTTTAAAATCTCGTTACAGTCCATCGTAAAGGTCTCAACCATATCGCACAGCATGATGATACTGTTGGTAAGGACGTTTATCTCTTCCCTGTCCTCTTCCGACATTTCACGCATGAAATTATCCATGGATTCCGACATCCCCTCATATTCGGAAAGGTATTGGTTTATGACACGTGTTTCTATACCGTCCATAATCTGTTTGAGTTTCATTGCCTCCATATAGCGGTGTGACCTGAGAAAGGAAGCGTGCCTTTCCCTCAGCTTCAGCATCTGCCTGTCCTCATTGATCATCTTTTTCATCCGTTCCACAACATCCGCGGGGAGATCGTTTACGGTTAGCTTATTTCTCATGGATTGCCCCCTTTCTTGTTGTTTGTATTCTTGTTTCCCTCCTCTTTCTTCGCCCTGTCAATCCATCTTTGGAATTTGGCAGCTACAAGAGGACAGTGGATGCGCAGGTTTCTGTCGCGTTCCGCTTCCCATTCACGTATCTTTATAAGCGTTTCGGTATTCATGATTCTTTTATTTTGTTTCATTGCTCTTATGTTTTATATATTTCTGATTTACAGATATAAAGTTAGCTAATTTGCCATTTGTAAACAAACATTACTTCTTTTATTTACACGGCTTTATCATTAGTTAACATATTGCAAATCAGACGTTTATATTATTACTATTATGCTTTAATTGTTCGCTACAAATTAGGCTACCCTCATGGTGACATAAACATTTTTCTGGCTTCCTCATCTCCAGATTCCGCCCGACGTTTCAATTCGTTGTACAAAGTCAAAGAAGAATATCCTTCAGGTGGAATAAATTTTCTGTTCTCTATTTCATCCTGCACCCTTTTTCGGTTTATCGCGTCCAGCTCATAATTTCTTTCGGAATAGAACTCTTTGAAGAAGGCATTGCCTATTCTTCTGGCATCGAAAGACGCGAATGAATTGTCATACTTCCCGGCCTTGTAGCGTGCGAAAAACAGCATCAGTTCGGAAAGCTTGTAAGCCTTGACCTGTGAGGCAAAGGATTGGCAAAAGATTCTTATCCCGTCGGCAACGCCCTTTTCCTTGCTGTTGGAAGCCCCGAATATGCCGGACACCTGTATGTCGATCCAGTATTCGGAAGAGCCACAGCCGTAAAGCGCATCATACTGCATCAGTGAAGGGCAATCTGCCATATAAGCCCTTTCCGGGTTTTGAAGGGCATATCCCCACTGGACCGGTGAAAATACTCTTTCAACCTCAGAACGGTCTTTCCATTTGGTCAGCCAAGCCTTCTTCGAGGTCTCGCTTATGTTGTTGTAGCAAGCTAAGAGCGTAGGCGTTAGCTTCCTGTTTGTCTGTATAATTGCGCCTATTGTTGTTTCCATTGTTCCGTTGTTTTTCAAGTTCAATTTTCAGCCATCGGGCAAAATGCGATTTTGCATCTTGGGGTGATTTAACAGTTTCTCCCTCGTTTTGGAGCTTCATAAAGAACTTCTCCAAATAATCATAAAAATCAGGAGGCGCGAAATCCTTATACCCACATAAACGAGTATTCATGCAGACAGCTTCCATCCATGAACTATTCGACTTCAATTCTTCATAGCATTCATCCAACCCTCTTTCAAAAATCCCAGTCGGAATTTCTTCATACGCGCGCGGGGGAGAGAGATAATTATCTTTGTCTTTATCTTTGTCTAATGCGCGTACATTATACTGTAAGGGCTTAGGTACTACTTTAGGTTCATGGTTAGGTATAAGGTTAGGTACTACTTTAGGTTCAACTTTAGGTGTCAAATTTTGATAGCTAATCTGATACCTTGTTTTATCCCGTTGTCCTTTTCCGCCTGATTTGAATGTGATAAGACCCGCCTGAACTAATCTGTTACGTGCTGATTTCATTGAGTTGACCGACACTCCCACGTCAGATGATACCTTTGTATCACTACGCGTCCAGCTATCCACCCAGCCTAAACGATTCGCTGTTTTTAGCAAGTAAAAATAAAGCCTCGTTTCACAGCAGGTAAATTCCCAGTCTTCGTCAAGAGACCAAAACCAATTAATCAGTTCTATATAAGTCATATATTTGCAAATAATGTCTATATCTACTACAGGAGTGTTTTATTATACCAAAAGGATATTACGATAGAAATAAAATAAGCTCTATATTTTCATTGTTTCTATTTGTGGAACTCGGAAACAACTACTCATACAGAGCTAAATTATATCTTTATCATACGAGAGTTCCACCAATCGCATTTATTATTTTCACGGTGTAAAGCTAATCAAAAGTGGAGTAAAAACAATCACTTTGTATCTTTTATTTTCCCGTGATTAACATTTTTTCTAATATCCCTTCCTTTGTAATGCCAAATCCTGCTTTGCAAATGATATTTGAGTACGTATGTTATCTCCAGCGTGAACAAGAGTTCGATTTATGCGATCTAGCCATACGACCAACTGATTAGCAGTCACACTTTGAGCTGCAACGAACTTAATTGCAACAGTTGCCGGAACTCGTGACAAGAATTCCATGTGTTGAGAATACACGTTTGCTGTCACTTGGTCTTGATATGCCTTTGCATCCGCCAAAAGTTTCCCACTTCTTGCAAGGTAGACATTTATATCTGTCAGACGATCTACCAATTCTTTCGGGTTATCACTGGCTGTTATTTCAAGAAAAGACTGCATCTCTTCTATTTCCTGTATGATAGGAAGTAGAGGACAATCATCTATCTTACACGAGCCCGTTCCGTCATTTTTAGGGCAATATTTACAATTTATTTCCATGATAATTATAAATTAAGTTATTATTTTAAATTACAATATACGCTTAGAACCAGCTTTCTAATGCTCAATTCATACAGAAGTCAAGAAAAAACATATTGCCTTTTTCTGACTCGTATTCATCTATATGAGAACCACAAGATTTCAGTTCTGATACCTCATGCTTTAAATTTTCGTTTTCAGCTTGCAAGCGATAACATTCTGCTTTGCATTGGGCATATTTCGTAAATGCCTTCAGCATTGCCATGTACTGATTATAATCTATCTCTATCTTCATAACGATGTGTCTTTACTGTGATAATTACTCTAAACCTACCGCCCGAATTGACGGTAGGGCGTCATAAATGAGAACGTTGGTTAACCCCCATACGGCACTTACGCGTTTTATATGTGGCAAAATATTTCTTACAAAACCTGCCCTAAGTAATTATTAGGGCAGGACACTTCCACGTGCTTCCATTGCTCTTAAATTCTATTCCCTGACCTTGTTTATTGAAAGTTCCGGGAACTTATTTCCTTTCACCTGCTCTGCCATTACATACATATAGCAGAAATCGGCTGCTTGCTTATAAGTTTCAAACTTGAAAACAACATTTAAACCCTTTTTTGAGACCTTGTGTTTTATTGTATGTAGTTTATATTGGTTTCATTATAGCTCCATTAAGACGCTGTGTAGTTCTTATGTAATCATCAAGAAGCTCTTGTAATATGAAGTCCGGATAAACGTTCACAACACCGAAACGGTCTATGTTCACCTTATTTACCGGATACCCCCTTTTCCTACACAGACGTGTAGCGTCATTGCCGAGCTTCGAAATGTCACTTACATAAATGGGGAGTTTATGCCTCTGCACGTATGCAGACATAGTGGAACACCCATATTCACCAATAGCTTTTTGGGAAAGTTTTTTAACCTCATCTTCTAGCGCGCCTAACCTTAGTTCTGTAGATTTAAGCCTGTTTTCCTGTTCCACATTGGTTTTGGCCAGTTGAAGAATCAATTCTGCCTGGCTCATTTCAACGGTTGAATTCAAAATATGATCCATTGCTCTATATTTTTATATTAAAGTATTGTGTTTATAAATTAATCGAACGGTTTATCGCTGCTCTTATATCGTTACGATAATCACGGTTCCAATCATTACGTCCCATGCGTGAACCGTAATAGGAACGGTAGTTTCTATAGTCACGGTTGCCGTATTTCGATTTGTATTCGGCTGCACGCTTGGCGTTTTCTTCATTAATCTTTGCTGCTTCCTTAGCTTCCGCCCATGCTTTTTTAAGGCAGTAACTAAATGTAGCATTGAAGGTATGATTGAAAATGTAATGTGCTCTCTTCATTATGTCTGATAAATTGTAACGTTTCATATATTTAGGAGTTAATTGTTATTAGTTCTTTTATTTGATGTAAAGATACAAGTTATAGCTTGTTTTACCAAGTGTAAAAACAAGAAAAAACTTATCTTTAACTTTATTTATGCAAGCTATAACTTGTTACATAGGGAATATTACTACCTTTGCTATAAATATTAACGACCATTAATTATATGAGAATCAGAGAAGCCATAGAACAACAAGGAATGACTACACAAGATGTAGCTAAGAAAATGGGTATAACCCTAAGTGGGCTTAACCAGCATATATCAGGAAACCCTTCTATAAAGGTATTAACCAAAATAGCAGAAGCTATCAACGTCCCCATGTGGCAGCTATTCGCGTCCCCGGAAGAAGTGCAGCTTCCCTCAAACGCCCATTCTGTCAAATGCCCACACTGCGGGAACGAGTTCCCTGTTAGCGTGAATGTTGAACTTAAAACCAAATAGTATGAAAGAGATCCTAATCATATTAATGTTTATTGTACCAGTCTTTGCAAGTGCGCAAGAATATGGCAATTTGACATCTAAAGACTCACTTAATATAAACATGGATTCTTCACAGGTTGTTGTTGATTCTATTGTGGAAGCCAATTTAAAAAAAGAGCAAATAACGGCTATTGGCGGAATACCTTTTGGATTTTCCAGAGAAAAAGCCCTACCTGTATTAAGAAACAAATATGGGGAAGAAGACTATCTTTCTGACAATAAACACATAGTCTTTAAAAACATAAAATATGCAGGTGTAGATTTTAACTCTGTATATTTCCTTTTTCAATCAGACGGTATTAATAGCTATTTTAATGCTTGCATATTTATCCTAAATGCAAAAACGAAAAAAGAAGCCATTGACAAACAAGACGAAATGAGAGCTCTTTTATCTAAAAAATACAATTTATCTTCTTTTACAGATGATAACGGATTCAACTTATATGTTGGAGGTGTATCCCCATTGTGGAACGGTAGTTGGAAATCATTTTTAGAAGGGAATTATACTGGTGCTGTTCATATAGACATTATAAATTATGACGAAGAATTAGCCCAAAATGCTGGATTTGAATATTCCGTCCGCATAATTTATGGTCCTTTCAATTACGTAAAAGAAGAATTTTGAGCCTAAATGCATTAGAAATGACCGTCTGGATACTTTCTCTTATCGTGTCTGTTATAGCCTTATTTATAAGCTGTACCGTAATGTATAGATGAATAAAGGGATGCGAATGCACCCCTTTATTTTAGATAGGGAGAACATTAGGATATTTTCGGTAATACAACTTATAGTATTTAATTTTTCTTTATTCATTATGCTATATATATTCCCATTCAAATCCTTTATGAGTTTTATATTTTGAGTATTTACTGGCATTAGATGCTACTTTTGATATGCTAGCCTGATTAAATCCATTTCGTTGTGCTTCATTTACAGATTCAAATATTCTAATAATTACTCCATCTTTAATTTGTGCAACACGTTTTGACAACTTCCCATTTGTCATTGCTTTACTTATTCTATCATTATGCGTTCCATAATTGATATTATATGAGCAATCGCACCATTCAAGGTTATCAATCTGGTTATTGCTCTTATTTTCATCCTTATGGTTTATTTGTGGTAGGTTGTTAGGATTAGGTATAAAAGCCATTGCAACAAGCCGGTGTACTTTCATCCGTTTTGTTTGCTTATCAACATATATAGCGACACAAGCATATCCATTTTTATCATAAAATTGCTTTAAAGGCTTTGGTAATCCTGTTCTATTGTAATTTAATGATACAATCGTACCATCAGAATGAATTTCATATTTATTACCATTATAAAATGAGAATACTACTATATTTTTTGTTCTCTGACTAACTGTAAAATCACCCATTGGGCGAATCATAATTTGGTTCGTTTTCATAATTTAGTCTTTACGTTCCAAGAACGTTCCGTACTCCTTCATACGGTGGTTAAAAAGTGAATTCTATATTTCTTCTATGATTTACAATGCCAATAGATTTATTATTCCTTGCCTACCAATTCCGGTAATCTTTCTATGGTAGATAATATGTCCATTGTCAGCAACCTCTTGCTTTATATCAAACCAGCCAAGGGTTGCGTATTTGGTGTATGGAACCCATGTTTGATTAACCTTGTACTGAACACCAAGTTCTTTTAAACGGTTATTGAGTTCAATTGCCGATTTAAGACCCAATTCTTTAGCAACTTCCGTACATGTATAGGTCTTATTTACATGGGTAAGAACAGCAACCTGTTTCTCGGCTTCAATACGTGCAGACCGTTCTTCTTTTAGCTTAGTGAGAAGTTCAATACCAAAATCCGGATTATTTAGTATCTGGTCTATAACGTTATCGGTAGCATAGATACCATGCTTTCGGATAGAAGGAAGAACTTCTCCACATACCCAATCTTGAAAAGGTTCTGCTTGTGGCTTGTCTGAACGCATAATAGCTTTGTATAGGTTAGATTCACTTACAAAAATAGCTTCTTGAGTTCTACCAAGTGAATCTATGACCTTAATCAAACTAACCCCATCCGGTTTCAGTCTATTCTTAGTGGATGTAATTTGCAGATCGAGTATCTTGCAAACATCCGCTAGACAAAATAAAGGTTTATCACTTGTTCCGGCTACACGAACTTCACCGAACGATTCATTCTTGAAAATCTGAATATTGTCCATAATAAAGTCTTTTCGTTTGAGGACGTACCGCACTTCTTCATACGGAGATAAAAAGCGAAAGCCATGCAGGGGGGTGTGGCCTACACAGCTTTCTATATCTTAATCCTCTGATTAATTCTAAATTTAATAAGTACAACCCAATGCATTGCAAATATACGGATAATTTTCAAAAGTGACACTTTAAGAGCCATTTTTTTTAAAAAAAGAGAGGTGCAAATACACCCCTCTTACGAAGATACAGCATAACTTCACAGTTTTCCGTATCTTGATTATACATAAAAAGCGTAAGTGCCAAAAACATTTACATCATTATTCTACAAGCTGAAAACAAAATGTCAAAGAGCGATTTATTTAAAATCAAGCATACATTATATATCTTTCAAATAATTATCCACCACTTTAATAAACTCATCTAATGAACGAATAACAACGTACTTGTTACCATTCGCCTCACATTCCTTTTGCCAGTCTTTTTGTACCGGTCTTTGGTATTCTCCCGGCTTTTTCATTTCTACACACAAAGCTCCATAGAAGCGGTTGCTCTTAAGAAGTATCAAATCTGCAACTCCGGGAAGCATACCTTCATCTTTCATATAAGCACCGTTTCTTGCAGAACGTCTTGCAGCATTAGGAACAGCAAACAGCATATTTCTGAGATGGGGATATTTTAAACGGAAATACCTAACACAAGAACATTGTATTTTATGCTCTTCATTTTTGGGCTTACTACGGCTGCTTGCCACACAAGCCTTGGATTTCATCTCTTCGTAAGTCATAACACTTCAACAAGTTTAAAACCAAGTAACATCAATAATTCGTTGAATTTCTCTTTATACCAAAGGGGCTGTGTTTCTTTGGGATTATTAGGATTGACTTGGTTCTCACCGTATAGAAGCCCGGATTCAGTTATAGATTTGAAATGCTTATCTTTACCTTTTGATGATTTCCTTTTAATATCACACAAGATACCTTTCTGAATCGCTCTTTGATTAAACACCTGTGCACTGATAGACAAACCCGCTTCTTTGAGTAATTCTGTCGCTGACTTGAGGATGCCGTGTGACGGAGTATAATCAGGAATAGGAAGTCCAAGAGGTGCAGCTACTTTACTAAGTAAAGACAATTTAGAAGAATTATTTAGATTAAGAACTTCACTTACACCTTTTACCCATTCAAGACTTACCTTAACTTTAGTTGTTAGTGATGGTTCACGTTTTGGCCTTGTTTTTTCTTCGATTGCTTTATGAACAGAATGATGAAACACTTGTCTGTATACATCGAAAACAGGTCGAACTTTACGAGCAATGAAAAATTCCATGCAAGAAACGGAAATTTCATATTCAATCCTTGTACTACCCACTTCGGTTTTTACCGAAGTGCATCTATAGTCCACATTTTCAATGAAATCCTTTTTAAGTGCATCTGTCGCATAATCTCTGCGGCTATACACAAGCATCCAAACTTCATCAATGTTAATTGGAAACTCATTGTCTGATTTTGACAATTCAAGAACTGCGTTAAAATAACGCTTGATTTCGCTTTCGTTACTATCCTTTGATAAAATAATTTCTTTTGTTTCCATGTTATTCTTTTAATTAAAGCCCCGAAGCGCATTCTCTGGGGCACAACCATTATTTATTAACCCATGCCATTTATGTGTGGCTCACATTTATGAGGGATAAGCAGGAGTCGAACCTACACAAGTATCGTCTGATTTCTCGCTTTCGTCCGTAGATTGGCTATCCTACGATCTTTAAACTATTCAACAAATGTATTACTCTCAGCTACGGTCTTGATGACTTCCATTTCTATGTACACTTGAAATTTCCATTCATTAGTCTTAGCACCCTATGACCATTTTATCCCATGTTTGCCCGCCCCATCTTCACAGACCGGGAAAGCATAAAGTTTATAAAGAAATGAATCTAAAATTATCCTCACCGTTAGATTCTTCGTCCGGCATATCATTACCGAAATCCATAGGAATGAACCAATCTGAAATAAATTCTTCCATATTACTCCTCCGTATCTTCACTATAACACGGCATAAGCAATCCGACACTGCTTACACCCTCCATCATACTATCAAAAACAATAGCTTTATTAGTACCCTTAAATGTAGCAACGCACTTGTCGCTTTCAAAAAGAGCTTTATTCAACCGTTGTATAATCTTCATGTCAAACCTCACTTGTGGAAGTGGAGTAGTCTGCGTATTCAAGGCCTCCTGCAAGACTTTTTCCGCATCAGGGTATTTATCAAATGTAGAAAAGTAAAAAAATACTTTATCATTATCCTTGCTGCATTCTATGCCATCTTCGGCAATCATAATATTATCGTATTTCAACATATCTTTGTAGAAGTCAGCGTGAAGAAATTTTCCGTCAAGTGCGGTTATCTCATGATCCTCCAGCCCCGATATTTCGGAAATTCTGTTTTTTGCCAAAATATGTCCGTCACTTGCGTATGCAAATCCGTTTCTGAAATAGATACAACACATTTCAGGCCTGGTAGGGCTATATCCAGAACAAGCAAGATGCATCTGAACTTTCTTGTTAAAGTTGTTTCCTTTTTCTGACATAAATCATTTCTCCTTTGTCTTATTACGTTCCTTAATCATTGCATCAGCTATCTGATAAGCTGTTTTAGCCTGTCCTTCATGATTGTAGTTTATAACACTTTCTTCTTCGGATGGGAAAAACAATGTTACAACTCTGTTCCATAAAGTTCTCCTGCGTTTTGCTGTCATCATTATGCACTTCATTGCTTCAAGCGCAATATGATCGCGCGAAATATTCGATTCCATAATTTTATTGCTTTAATTGATTAATAATTTGTCTTTTGATTTTCTTGTACAGCTTCCCGACAAAACGTCCATGCTTCTCTGTTCCGTCATCGGGCAACTCGTTTTTATAAATATGAAGAAGTAACTGGATGAGAAGCACTTCTTGTTTTGTCAAAGTAAGTTTCATGATAATAACCTAAAGGAGCGATTCTATATCGCAAAGTTCAGCATATATCAACATCAGCCATACTATTATTTGTAACAGGATAGCCATATAATTATCACTGTCATTCTTATAAAACAATATCAAGAAAGATATTGCCATAATGATAAAGGCACTAATTCGTATAATCATTGTTTCAGACATGAAATTTGTTTTGTTCGATTTCAATCTCCATTACTGGAGTATATCAACTTTACATAACCACATAACATCAAAATGGCAAATCGTCCAAATTTTCATCCACTTGTGCGGTAGGCGCATTTACAGACGAAGAAGCGTTCTGAACCTCATAAGGCTTCATGTTACCTATATACGGAACAGCTTTTAGCTCGTCCTCTGTCATGCGTTCACGAACTTCTTTGGCAAGCGACTGTCGTATGCTGTGCGTGTCACCATATTTACCGGGAGACTGGTTTTCCCAAGCAGTGGAGTCAATATACGCGCCTTTGGCTTTCAGGTTATCATCTGCTGATATGAAGATGTTATTGTCTTCAATAGGTATGAAAACACCTCTTTTTGTAGATGTCGCGCCTTTTACAGTTACAACGCAGGAGTTTTTAAATTTTAGTAAATTCAATTTTATGCTATAATTCATAACTTAGTATATATTAAAGTTCTATCTTGTCAAAGTCAATGCCGTGTTCATTCATGAAGTCACCCAAGGCAATGATATTCTCACGAGTGGTGGTGACTTTGAAAGCTCTCGTTAACAGCTCAGGCTGTTGTACTTCGGGATGATTAATAAAAGGAGGTTGTTCGTTGGCTTTTTGTCCTGCCATGGCAAACGGATTGATCGGACGGGATTTGGCTTGTTCTACTTCAGCAGCTTTACGGGCTTCTTCAGCAGCCTTTCTTTCCTGCTCTGCCTTGATGCGCGCCTCTTCTGCTGCTTTGGCACGCTCACGCTGCTCCTTCAGACGGTTGGCATACTGAATGGTGGATGTGATATTGAGCGTATCCATATAATAAGTACGAAGGACATCGAAATCTTCCCCAAACCCCTTCAGCGTGGAAAGTTCGTTCTCGACTTTGGAGAATATGGAATCAATTTCGTTGCATACAGACTTCATGCTTGCGGATTTGTTGAGCCACTCAGACTTGAAAACCTTATTGAAGTCTACAAGGTTAACATTCAATCCATCAAAGTAAGTTTTGATAGTGGTTTTCTTCCTGTCCTTGTATTGATGTTCGTTCTGCTTGACTACAATATCAATCTTGGCAGAACATTCACCGATAAGTTTTACGGTTTCAGTCACAACGTCCTTGAACTCCCCGAAAGGTTTCATAAATTCTTTCTCAATTTCAAGACGTTTGGCATTGAGTGCTTTCGCCGCCTTGTTGAGAGCCGCCTTGTCTTTCTTTGCCTGATCGATATTCTCATTGTTATAATTGGAAATATCATACATTGGCAAAGCAGCTTTTACCATATCTCTGATTTGCTTTGCGTTGGTAGTAAGACTACCTAACGTCTTTTCACTGACGATTAGTTCAAGATCGTTTTCCTGGATTGCTATCTGTGTATTCATTGTTCTATATTTTTATTAGTCCCATCCACCATTATTGTACATAGACAAATGGGAAGAATCTAAATTCGTTTTCTGAATAGCTTCTAAAAGCTTTTTCTTGGTTTCCCGGCACATGTTGTAACCATATCCTTTATACCGATATGTACGCTCCCATGTGCTAATTGGGAAAGGTATATTTTCATCAATAACCAACCTTTTCATGTGAAGATGCTCGAAAAAATTTTCGTGATGGAGCAAACGATATTCGTAACCGACTATTCCTTTGGATGAAAAAGGAATATCATCATCGTCGTCGCTATATTGGGGCTTCTTGAAATAAGCCATTTTTGCAACGGTGAAATCAAAACTTCTAAGAATTTCCTCCGGCGTACCAAATTCGGATTCAATAAATTCAATCCAAACTTTTTCACCGTCTTTCTGAAAGGCGCAAACCTTTTTATTACGATATTTGAATTTCCAACCATCTTTCACATAGCTATCGCTATTGAATAAATCAACAGCATCTTGGAAGTCATCGTTGCTTTCAAAGAATACATCTATATCTTTTACACGTTCACCGGAAAGGATATTCTTAAAACACCCGCCTGCAATGAACCCATTGTGACCTTCCATATATTTGTCAAGCCATCTGATTTGCCAAAAGTTGTCTGGGGTGTTTTCTTTATAACTTGTATTCATTGTTCTATATCGGCTATTTGGTTAATAATATCGTCTGCCATACGAATGCGTTTCTCCATTTCTGCAAAAACCTTTTCATCTGGTAGTATGCGAACAATATGGATAGGATCTTTTTGGAAAGGATTGTAAGCAACAAAATCCGTCCAGATTGCATTACAGCACATCATGTGAGCCATACACTGATAGAAGTATTCATATTTGACTTTGAGGAGCGAATCATTGTCATAAACTTCACTTTTGTACTTCATGAAAGTATTTTGGGAAGGAGATTTTATTTCTATACATCCACGCTCCCCAGATTCTTCATCATAAAAGACCCCGTCAGGACTACTGGCAAAGTTGGGGATAGTGGGGTGCTTACATGACCCCACTTCTACAATATGCCTTCCTGTTAACCTTGAATACAAATTACGTGCGCTTGCTTCCTGCTCTGTTCCGAATCTCATTGCTTTGCTCTCTACATTAACAGCAGACAAATACTCGGCAAATGCAATATCATCGTTTACAATCTCAGGATTCATAGCTCTTTCTGCCGCAACTTGGAAAATGTAATTCTTGGCAGTATCGCTGAACATGTCACTTCTGCCGCTTTTCATAAGCAAGCCGATACTACTACCAGTAATGTTACCAAGGCGACATCTAAACCAGTCAAGTGACCTTTGTTCTGCATTTTCTATCATAACAACGTTTTTTGAATAGGTTTATCATTTGCTTTAGTTTGGGGCTGATTTACCGGCTGTTCTGCTTTTGGTTGTTCTTCCACACCTGCGGCTTTTGCTGCGATTTCGGCAAGTTTGCTAGCTTTAGATTCTTTATCTGTGACATCCTCATATTCAGTAAACTTAACTTCTTGTTCTTCTTGCGTGTACATTGCACCCAATTGGGCTGGAAAAGCTTCACGTAATGCTTGAACCTTGGCAATCTTGGAAATCATGGTAGATTTTTTTTCATTCCATATAGACTGCTTTTTATCGTATTCGGAAAGATTTACTTTCGCTACAATAGGGAATTTACGGTCAGAACGATAAACTTCACACCACCCACCAACAAGAACATCTGTTTTTTCATTATAGAAGCATCCTTCCACCTCTACAATTTGATTGTCTCTAACTAGAATAATACCGGCTTTGAAACCTTCATATTGCTCACTCGCATCAGCACGTTTGAAAAACGCTTCTTTACTGACAATCATTTGCGCCGGTTGTTGTCCGAATTTTACAAGAAATGCTTCATTCAAAAATGGATTAAGCTGGTTGAATTTACAAATACTGATAAACTGTACAATATCTTGGTCAGAGACCTGCCCGTTACCTTTTGTCAGATAGTTGCGTACAATATCAAATGACAACGCCACATCACTACCTGCAACTTGGTAAATAGTCTTGCCTTTACCAAATATTGCCAATGCATCATTTTCTTGCTTTGTTAACTTGTTTTCTTCCATTACTCTTAATATTTAAAGGTTTAACAATATCTTGATAACCCCTGCGCTAAGCAAAGGCTGGTTCTTTCTTCTTCTAAGATTTTATCAGTATATCCTGACGAAAGTTTTGAAATGCGTAATTTTAAATTCTGATCAATCTGTCCTTTAACATCGGATATATCTTCCTTGATAAGCTGAATAATTTCTTCCTTAGACGAATACCCGTATTCAGGAAGATATTCAAGTTTACATGATTCAACTTTTTTCAGTTCTTCTTCCAATTGATATAGTTCATCATACATTCTGTTCTCTTTTATAGGTTTCATAAACAATGCCTACAGCAGCCAACAATTCTTTCATTCTTGAATTTTTCTGTTCCACGGCATCATACATGGATGCTTTAAATTGAACTTCAACAGTATAATTGACAAGTTCTTCGTGACTCATAGCCAACAGTTCTTCTTTTGTTTTCATTGCTCTTATGTGCATTTAGTTATACATATTTTACTTTTAGTATTACATCTACCGGATTATCCTTCATTGAAGAAAAAGCGTCAAGTACCTTTTCCTTAGTAATCCTAATCGGAATGTCTATAATTCTTTCCTCTACAACTGAAACAGGAATCTTACTACCATTATATGTCAACAGTGTAATTGATTGAATTACATACGGACGTTTTTTATTCATCTTCATGTTCTAATCTTTTACTGTGCTTCTCTATATATATTGAAGAACAAGAAAAAATAAAAAATGAAATCCAAAACCAAACATTATCAGGATTGGCAAGCAATATTACCATAATCAATGATAAAGCCCAAATAGTTAAAATTGGTGTTCTTTTCATAACTTATTGATTATCTTTTTATTATGATGTAAAACTACTTTATTTTTGACTTTTACCCAAAAATTATACTTTGAAAATACTTGTCATTAACATGATATAACAATTTGATAATCAGTGTTTTAAAGAAGCATACTTCACTACATCATAAGCATTACAATACCATCTTCCATTTTGGCGATTGGCAGGTTTCTTTTCGGCTCGTATCGCCCCAGAACCAACTAAACGAAACAGACGAGATCTACCTCCAACTATATCAGCAGCCTCACGTTGACCAAAAGTCTTATCATTAAGGACTATCTTCAATACATCTTCATCAATCATATCTATTCTTTGAAAAGGTTATTCTTATGGGCATATTGGATAAATTCAGATTTCTCGTGAATATCCAACTTTAAATAAACCGATTTAATATGGTTTTTAACTGTATGAGGGGAAAGATAAAGCCTTTCTGCAATATCCTCATTATTAAAGCCTTCATATACCAACTGCATAACTCTCATTTCCGCATCTGATATACGGCAGTTGAATTGTGGACAGCAAATAACGCCCTCATATCTGCATTCACCACGCATAGGACATCTCACACGTTCAAAATTGAATCCACCTTTTTTATCTATATCCCTGCTAGTATTATCCAACTCTCCAAAATTGCACTTGCAAAATCTATTTACCATAAGAAATTGAAAGTATGGGATATTATGCGAGCTTCTGCTATAACATTCCATTAATGCTTTATACGCTTCAGGATAACACTCCCTTATACGTTCGAGGATATCTTTCACAAGAACAGTTTCTTTATCTGTTATCGGTTTATTGCTTCCGTCAGGAAACATGCACCAAAGCTCATCTTCAAATATGTAAAACTCCAAATCCTTCATCATTCCACACATTTTAGTCGGACCATAGATTTTCAGGAGATATCCCTGTTATTTCAGAAAGGGCAGCGATATGTTCTGGGTTATTAGGCTTCATTCCATATACAACCCAGTTTCTTACAGCAGTAAAAGACACTCCTGTCTTTTTTATCACCTCGTTGATAAACTCAGTTTTGGGATGAGTAGCATTTGGAAGATTTGAATAATAGTCCTTTAAGGTTATTTTATCACCTTCACAAAGCTTTTTGGTTGTTTTTAAATCATCTTTCATTATCTTTGTAGTGTTATATAATTAATAGCAATGCAAATACATCCATTTTGAGGATAAAATGAATGTTTTTATATTTAAATATCCTTAAAATGGATAATAAAAATCACTTGTATGGATAATGGAGAAGAAAACAGGCTGAAACAGTTCAGAATTCACATGAACATGACGCAACAGCAAATGGCTGATCTACTTAAGGTCGGTCAGAATACCTATTCAAGAATAGAGAATGGAGTTACAGCTTTCAAGGATGTATACAAAAAAATAATAGAGGATAAGTATCATCTCACAACAGGATGGTTATCTGGTGCTGATGTACCTATGTTTAAAAAATACGATGCGGTAGCTGGAATTATAGAAAAGGGTATTTCTGGAAGTAATAAAGAGAAGCTAAAAGAAAAGATTTTAGAAGAACTTATAGAACAAAAACTGGAAGGTAAAAGTGATTCCATTTCTATGAGCAGAGAAGTTTTTGAACAGATATCAAGACTTACTGAAACCGTGTTGTCTCAGCAAAAAACTATAGAATCAATGCAGGAACAGAATAAAAAATTTCTTGCCCAGCAGGAAAATGTTGTCAGATGTGCTCATGTAAGTGGGTCGGATATTTCAACAAGCGACATAAAGAACCAAAATATTAATAAGGGAATAAGATGAATATATCAGATGAAGGAATAGCTATAAGCAATCGTTTTTTTAAAGCTATAGCAATATTAAAAGAACAGAAAAAGATTAGAGGGCTTCAGACTTTCACTAGAAAACACAATTTGAACAGATGGAATGTGAACCAAGTAAAGTTTTATCCAGGTCGAAGTGTGTTAAAACCTGAATGGATTGTATATATACATGAAGATTACGGGATTTCTGTAGAATGGATAGTACTAGGGAAAGAACCTATTTTTGATCCAAACTGGAAAGAGCATAAATAAAAAATGTGCAAGAACTTATCCTTGCACATTTTTTGATAACTTGCAACATGCTATATTACAAGCAATTAATCTATAAACTGGATAAACATTCGTAATGAATAGGTCCCGGGTTCGAGTCCCGGTTTCGGCTCAAGAAGCGGTAGAATACCGCTTCTTTTTATTTTATATAGTTCTCTTTTTCCATATAATAAAGTCCTTCTCCACGGTCACCATTTTCTAAATCAGTTAACTCTACTTTAAATATTCGGTAGGGGAGAATATTTTTCTGGTGTTTGGGCATATCCACGGTCAGCAGATAGGCATTACCGTATTCAGTAGCATTGAAGTACTCTTTTATCTCTTGTTTCATCAGAACAGGTACTTCTTCTCCATCTATCCAAACGATAGCTTTTAATTTGTCAGCCGATGGTGCCAGCAAAACGCCTTTGGCTTGTTTGCTTAAACCTGTTTGCTCAATCTTGCTAAGATCCTGTGCATGTACAAGTGAGGATTTTTCTTCTTTTTGCCATTGCAGGGTGCGGGTCAGACTCATGGGTCGAACATATATCTGATAGGTGGGCATGCCTCCAGGGATGTGGAAAATACGTAGTCCATAGACTTCCATACGATGATAGCGAATGTTGAGAGTGGTATCACGATCGGCAATGAAATTCCATGCCCAAAATTCGAGACGTTGGTCTTTTTCCGCTAGTCCGGGTTTTACGGTATGTGGGTAGGTAGACATATTGATAGCTCCCATACTTTGATACTTTCCTTTAGGAATACGGGTGGTGTAGTATCCGTTTTTGTCAGTGATGGCTTGTTTAATGTCATCAAAAGAGGGGTTCTGCCAAAAGATGGAACAACTGTCAATGGGTTGTCCGTTATAATCTGTTACTTGTCCGCGTATGGTTACTGAATCCCGTTGTTGTGCATATCCAGCAGAATAAAGAAAAAATAGGATAAAAAGGAGAATCAATTTAGGAATAAAAGGTGTTTTCATTATTTTATCTGTTAATTGTGTTTTTAATGTGTATCTTTTTCACTTCTCACCACTTCCCATCCTTTGAACTGTATCAGGACTTTATGTAACGTGGTTCCTTGAGCCAGATACAGCACTTTTCTTCAAAATTATCATAATAATAAGAAGCGTAATCCTTTATGAACAGGTAGAGGACAACATTGCAATAAGTCTCAAAACATTTTTCCAGTCTTTCCAATGAAACCCCTGCCTTTGAGAAATCAAAATAAATCATCTGGAAACGGTTGCGCTGGTCGGTGGAATTCTTACCAATCCATAGTCCGCTGAATAACTTTCGAAACGGTCTTTTTGCAAAATGTCATAGTAGGCTTTCATTATGCTTAGGAAAAGGCTTTTTCCGAAACGGCGCGGACGTATCATAAAGATATAGCTGGCTGTATCTTCAATCAGGGGCAAATACATGGTCTTGTCCACATAATAATAATTTTCAGTCCGCATCCGCACAAAGTCCGAGATGCCGTAAGGGATTTGAGGCGCTTTTTTTGTTTCCATCTTTCTTCTTCTCTTTTTTATAGCTATACAAAGCTACACCATTTTTTTCTGATACCCGGCATGGAAAGGGCTGTTTTTTCCACTCTATTTCGAAAACGTTGGCAAAAGCACCGCGCAGCCTTCCTTTTTTCGAAGGCAAGGCCGCGCAAGATTTCGGGGTGCAAAGCATCTCTTCTTTGAATACATGCTGTAAGAGAAGCGGTAAAGATATGCATGAAATTGTTGGAATCAGACTCACGTTGCCATATTATGAATCATATGCTTCTTCGTGCACTCCCTTCACGGCCCGTCCGCTTGGTTCGTTCATGTTCTTGAAGGCGGCGTCCCACGCAAGGGCTTCGGCTGTAGAACATGCCACACTGGGCACGCTTGGCACGCTGCGGGCTGCGCTTTCACTGGGAAAGTGCTCCTGGAAGATGCTGCGATAGTAGTATTCTTCCTTGTTTTGTGGCGTATTGATAGGAAACCGTTCGGTTGCGTGCGCCATTTGCTCGTCACTGACGGCTTCGGCGGTAAGGGCTTTCAGTGTATCAATCCAACTATAGCCCACGCCGTCGCTGAACTGCTCTTTCTGTCGCCATGCTACACTGTCGGGCAACATGTCTGCAAAGGCTTTGCGGACGATTTTCTTTTCAATGGTGCTTCCGGGGCACATCTTTGCCTCGGGATTGAGGCGCATGGCTATGTCCAGAAAATCTTTGTCCAGGAAAGGCACTCGGCCTTCCACTCCCCATGCTGCGAGGGATTTATTGGCACGGAGGCAGTCATAGAGGTGGAGCTTGCCTAGTTTACGCACGGTTTCTTCATGAAAGGCTTGGGCTGTAGGGGCTTTGTGGAAATAGAGATAGCCGCCGAACACTTCATCAGCTCCTTCGCCACTCAGCACCATTTTGATTCCCATGCTTTTAATGACGCGTGCCAGCAAATACATCGGGGTAGAGGCGCGAACGGTGGTGACATCGTAAGTCTCGATGTAGTAAATGACGTCGCGAATAGCGTCCAATCCTTCTTGGATGGTATAGTGGATTTCATGATGCACGGTTCCGATAAAGCGGGCCACTTCGCGGGCTTTTATTAGGTCGGGCGCACCTTCCAGACCGATAGCAAAGGAATGGAGCTGAGGCCACCAGGCATCTTTTTTATTGTTGGTTTCTACCCGTTTGCCTGCATATTTCTTGGCAATGGCAGAGATGACGGAACTGTCCAGACCGCCGGAAAGAAGTACGCCGTAGGGCACATCACTCATCAGTTGGCGTTTAACGGCCTCTTCCAGTCCGTCGTGTATGTCCTGGGAATAGGCATTGTTGTTTTTCACGGCTTCGTATTCAAACCAGTCGCGGACGTACCAGCGGGTCATCTTGCCTTCTTTTCCCCAATAGTAATGGCCGGGAAGGAAGGGTTCGTATTCATCACAGAACCCTTCGAGGGCTTTCAACTCGCTGGCGCAGTATATTTTGCCGTCCTTATCCTTACCTATATATAAAGGTATGACTCCGATGGGGTCGCGGGCAATGAGGAAATCGTCTTTCTCCTCATCATAAAGGGCGAAGGCGAAGATGCCGTTCAGGTCTTCGAGGAAGTGAATACCTTTGTCACGGTAAAGGGCAAGGATGACTTCGCAGTCGCTTCCGGTTTGGAAATCATATTTTCCGGCGTACTTTGCACGAACATCCCGATGGTTGTAGATTTCTCCGTTCACGGCAAGGATTTGTTTCCGGTCGGGACTGTATAGGGGCTGCCCTCCGCTTTGAGGGTCTACGATGGAGAGGCGTTCATGGGCCAGGATGGTAGAGCCGCCTACATAGATACCGTTCCAGTCCGGTCCGCGGTGGCGGAGCTTTTGTGACATTTTCAATGCCTTCTGACGCAACTCTTGCGTTTGTTGCTTTATCTTGAATATTCCTACGATTCCACACATAATTGTATTTGTTGATTTATTTATTGAGATAACTGTCTATGTCCGTTGCCGCTTTCCGTCCGCTGGCAATGGCGCGTACCACCAGGCTGGCTCCGCTTGCCGCATCGCCGGCTACGAATACGTTTTCGGTGAATTGGGGATGTTCGGGTTTTAAGAAGCCCATTGCCAGAAGAACCAGGTCGGCTTCAATCACTTCCACCTTTCCGGTGGGCTTCATGACAGGGCGGCCGCCGTCGGGATCGGGAGTCCATTCCACCTGTTCCACTTCCACACCGCACACTTTACCGTTTTTGCCTAAAAACTTACGGGTGGCGAGAGACCATAGGCGGCTGCACCCTTCTTCGTGAGAAGAGGTGGTTTTCAGTACGACGGGGAATTGGGGCCATGGAGTGGCAGGATTCTGTCCTACGGGCGGCTGGGGCATGATTTCTATTTGGGTGACGCTTAGGGCACCTTGCCGGTTGCTGGTCCCTATGCAGTCGCTGCCGGTATCCCCTCCGCCGATGACCAGTACTTTTTTCCCTTTGGCAGTAACCAGTTGTTCTTTCGGGAACGTCATGCCGGCAAGGATACGGTTTTGTTGCGCCAGCATGTCCAGTGCCGGGTGGATGCCTTTCAGTTCGCGTCCGGGGACAGGGAGGTCACGGGCGGTCGGAGCTCCGGTGCAGATGCAGTAGGCGTCAAAACCTTCGGGGAGTTGCCGCACATCCACATCGTTGTTCATTTTGAAGTGGATGCCTTCTTCTTCCATCACCCGGATACGGCGGTCGATGATGGGCTTGTGCAGCTTGAAGTTGGGGATGCCGTAACGTAGCAGGCCGCCGGGAGCCTCATTCTTGTCGAAGACGGTCACTGTGTACCCTTTTCCGTTGAGCTGGTTGGCGGCGGCCAGTCCGGCGGGCCCGGCGCCGATAATGGCTACTTTCCGTCCGTTGCGTTCAATGTTCCGGGGCTTGATGTAACCTTCGCGGAAGGCTGCTTCGGCAATGGCCGCTTCGTTCTCGCGGATGGTGACGGGAGAGTCCATGCTCAGTTTCAGCACGCAACTCTTTTCGCAGAGGGCGGGGCAGATGCGGCCAGTGAACTCAGGAAAATCGTTGGTTTCGTTCAATATCTTGTAGGCTTCCTCCCATTTGCCTTTGTAGAGGGCATCTTGAAATTCGGGCTGCTTGTTGCTCAGCGGACAAGCCCAGTGGCAGAAGGGAACGCCGCAGTCCATGCAGCGTGAGGCTTGAAGTTTCCGGTCACGGCTGTTCAGAGTCTGTTCTACCTCGCTATAATCTGATATCCGGTCGTGGATGGGACGGTAGCCCGCTTCCTGACGCGGAATAGTTAAAAATGCTTTTGGATTTCCCATATCTTTGTTGTATTTCTTTGTTGATAATTTGTGTGATGTATTAATAATCTCTTTGTACATCAGCTATTTTTTGCTGTAGCTTGCGCATTTGTTCTTCTTGCAATACTCGTTTATATTCGATAGGTACTATCTGGATAAATTCATCTACATAGTGATTCCAGTCATCTAACATTGTTCGTGCCAGTTTGGAACCGGTATAGAGGTAATGCTGACGGATCAGTTCATGCAGCTCCTTCCGGTAAGATGCCTCCTCGATAAGTGAGAGCTCCACCATCTCCATGTTGCAGAAATAATCGAAGTTGTGGTTCTTGTTCCACACGTAAGCCACACCGCCACTCATCCCGGCAGCGAAATTCCGTCCGGTTTCTCCCAGTACCACGACCCGTCCTCCAGTCATATATTCGCAACAGTGGTCGCCTACACCTTCTACCACGGCTGTCACTCCGGAATTGCGGACTGCGAAGCGTTCACCCACTCGTCCGTTGATATACACCTCACCATCGGTAGCGCCATACAGCAGGGTATTTCCGGCGATGGTATTCTTTTCCGCATCGAAATTGCTACGCACGGGAGGCAGTACTGCAATGCGTCCGCCACTCAGCCCTTTGCCTAGGTAGTCATTTGCTTCACCTTCCAGCTTGAAACTGATGCCGTGGGTCAGGAACGCACCGAAACTTTGGCCTGCCGAACCCTTGAATTTAATGTGGATGGTCTGTTCGGGAAGTCCTGCCTGCCCGTATTTCTTAGCAACCGCCCCTGCCAGCATGGCGCCTACCGAGCGGTCCGTATTGGCGATGGTGTATTCCAGGGAAATCTCTTTTCCGTTTTCTATGGCATCCCGGGCGGCGGCCAGTATGGTTACATCCTTTACATGGGCGATGTCGTGCTTCTGTTCCATGACATGGTGTATGGCAGCCCCGTTGTCCACTCGGTGCAACAGTCTGTTGAAATCTAGCAGTGAGGATTTCTTCTCACTTGGCGCTTGTTGTATTTCAATCAAATCCGTACGTCCGATGATATCCTCCAATCGGGTGAATCCCATTTCGGCCAGATATTCGCGCACTTCCTGTGCCAGGAAGGTGAAATAATTCACTACATATTTATAATGCCCACGGAAACGTTTGCGCAGTTCAGGGTCTTGGGTGGCCACGCCTACGGGACAGGTGTTGGTGTGGCATTTGCGCATCATGACGCATCCTAGTACAATCAATGCGGTGGTACCGAAACCGAATTCTTCTGCACCTAGCAAAGCCATATTGATAATGTCCCGTCCGGTTTTCAACTGTCCGTCCACTTGCAGTTTAACTTGTCCGCGGAGTCCGTTCAGTACCAACGTCTGTTGCGTTTCACTCAGCCCTATTTCGGGCGAGATACCTGCATACCGCATACTTGAGGCAGGTGACGCTCCGGTTCCTCCTTCAGCTCCCGAGATGACAATCAGATCGGCTTTCGCTTTGGCCACGCCGGCGGCGATGGTTCCCACCCCGCTTTCGGCTACCAGTTTCACACTGATTCGTGCCTGTGGGTTTACGTTTTTCAGGTCGAATATCAACTGGGCCAAATCTTCGATGGAATAAATATCATGGTGGGGCGGAGGGGAAATGAGTGAGATGCCCGGAATGGAGTGGCGGGTTTTGGCAATTACCTCATCTACCTTGAATCCCGGTAGTTGTCCTCCTTCTCCCGGCTTGGCGCCTTGGGCCACCTTTATCTGGATCTCTTCGGCATGAACTAGGTATTCGGTGGTGACTCCGAAACGTCCCGACGCTATTTGCTTGGTCTTGCTGCATAGTGAGATACCTTCGTAAGTGCCTGTAATGCGTTCGCTGTCCTCACCACCTTCACCTGTATTGCTGCGTGCACTCAGTTTGTTCATGGCCAGTGCCAGCGCCTCATGTGCTTCCTTGCTGATAGCACCGAAGGACATGGCTCCTGTCACGAAATGTTTCACGATGTTTTCTATCGGCTCCACCTTTTCAATATCAATAGGGTTTCGTTTGTGCCCGAAGAAGTTGCGCAGGAAGAGGGGGGAATCTTTTTCATCTACCATAGAGGTGAATTCCTTAAACTTTTTGTAGCTGCCCAGTCGGATGGCCAGTTGCAGGGTGGAGATGGTTTCCGGATTCCAAGCATGCCGTTCTCCGTCTTTGCGGAAGGAGAACAGTCCGTTATGCGGTAAAATGTCGCTCACTTCTTTCGGAGAGAATCCGGCATCGTGCAGGGCGATGGCATCTTTGGCGACTTCTTCCAGACGAATACCTCCGATGCTGGATGTCTGTGTGCCGAAATAGCTTCTCAATAATTCCTCACTGACCCCTACGGCTTCAAAAATCTTCGCGCCCCGATAGGAACGGATCGTAGAGATACCCATCTTGCTCATGATTTTAAACAAGCCCTTGCAGATGGCTTTGATATAATTCTTTTCGGCCGTTTCGTAATTCATCTGCACATCGCCTTTTCTCACCAGTTCATCCAGTACGGCAAAGGCCATGTACGGATTGATGGCACTGGCACCATATCCCAGTAACAGGGCGGCGTGCATCACTTCGCGAATCTCGCCGCTTTCTACAATCAATGCGGTTTGTACGCGTTTCTGAACCGAGATGAGGTGATGATGAACAGCGCTTACCGCCAGCAGTGACGGGATGGCGGCATGAGCCGCATCAACAGAACGGTCGCTTAGAATGATATAGTTTACTCCGTCGGTCACGGATTGCTCGGCCTGTTTGCACAAATTACTCAGCGCTTCCTGTAGTCCGGCTTTTCCTTTGCTCACCTCGAATAGGATGGGGAGTTTCACGGTATTGAATCCTTTATATCGGATATTGCAGAGAATGTCCAGTTGGGTGTTATTTAGTACGGGATGGGGCAGACGTACCATTTTGCAATGACTTTCGCTGGGTACTAAAATGTTCATTCCTACGGCGCCGATGTATTCGGTGAGCGACATGACTAATTCTTCACGGATAGGGTCGATAGCCGGATTGGTAACCTGTGCGAATTGTTGGCGGAAGTAGTTGAACAGTAACTGCGGTTTGTCCGAGAGAACTGCCAGCGGCGTGTCGTTACCCATAGAGGCGACAGGTTCGGCCCCTGTGTTACACATTGGTATGAGGGTACGTTCTATATCTTCACGCGAGAAGCCGAAGGTGCGTAACATACGGTCATAACCGGCTATCCGGTTGTCTATCTTGCGCCCGCTTTTCAAGGTATCGAGTTCGATGCGGTTGGTAGACAGCCAGGTGCGATAAGGACGGGCTGATGCCAATTGTTCTTTCAGTTCTCCGTCATAATATATTTTACCCTGTTCAGTGTCAATCATCAGTATTTTTCCCGGTTGCAGACGTCCTTTTTCTTTAATCATTCCCGGTTCGAAATCCATCACGCCTACTTCGCTGGCCACTACCATCATGTCATTGTTGGTGATGAGGTAACGGGCAGGGCGGAGGCCGTTGCGGTCCAACATTCCTCCGGCAAAGCGTCCGTCACTGAACAGCAACGCGGCAGGTCCGTCCCAAGGTTCCATTAGGATGGAGTGATATTCGTAAAACGCTTTCAACTCTTCACTGATAGGGTTTTTATCATTGAATGATTCGGGAACCAGCATCGCCATGGCATGGGGCAGACTCAATCCCGACATCACAAAAAATTCAAGCACATTGTCCAGTGAGGCACTGTCGCTCATACCTGGCTGAATAATGGGGCGGATGGCTTTGATATTCCCCAATGCCGGAGAGGAGAGGACACTTTCGCGTGCTTCCATCCATCCTCGGTTGCCGCGGATGGTATTGATTTCACCATTATGCGCCAACAGACGGAAAGGCTGTGCCAGACTCCATGTAGGAAATGTGTTGGTGCTGAAGCGGGAGTGTACCAATGCCAGTCCACTGGTAAAGTAAGGTTGTGTTAAGTCCGGGAAGTACTCGCGTACCTGCATGGACGAAAGCATCCCTTTATATATAATGTTTTTGCCCGATAGTGAAACGATATAGAAATCTTTATGCCGGACACGTTTTTCAATCTTTTTACGGATAACATAAAGGGTACGTTCCAAGTTTTCCACATCAGTCACTCCGGTGATGAACACCTGTTTGATATCCGGTTCGGTGGCTCGTGCGTCTTTGCCCAAGCAATTGGGATTAGTGGGCACATTGCGCAGATGCATCAGTGTCAGTCCTTCCCGTTCTATTTCCTCAATCATAATACTTAGGATACCGGCTTGTTCTTTTTCATCTTTTGGCAGAAATATTAGTCCGGTTCCGTATTTTCCCTTCTCGGGTACGGGGATACCTTGCAAGAGGATGAATTCGTGGGGGATTTGTAGCATAATTCCCGCGCCGTCGCCGGTCTTGTTGTCAGCTCCTTCCGCACCTCGATGGCGCATGTTCTCCAGTACCTTTAATGCGGAGTCTACCAGTTCATGTGATTTATTGCCATGAATGTTGACTACCATACCTACACCACAAGCATCATGTTCGTTGGTTGCATCATAAAGACCATTTTGTTCTCTTTTTACCATTATGACTGTCTTTAGTTTGTAATAATGTTGATTTGTATTTCAGTTTGTTTTGCAAAGGTAGATAATTTATTTCTTTTTGCTATAAAATAAATGAGCTGTGTTAGTAAAAAGATGCTCTTCTGCTTTTGATGCTTACATATTGTTTATTCTGCCTGTCTATTACTTTTAAATCGTAACATGATTTGGCGAAATTACTTTGATAATGTAAGTTTTCATATTTATTTTAAAAACGGATAAAACATTTCTTTTCGATTTCTATTCTTACTTTTTTATCGCTTTCGTCAATTATTTATGGTCTTTTATTGCATTTATGTTAATTGATATTTGTATCTTTGCAGTCAAATCAGAACATATACTTATATAAATTATGTGTGGAATAGTAGGCTACATTGGAAAACGAGATGCTTACCCTGTCCTCATAAAAGGCCTGAAGCGGTTGGAATACCGGGGCTATGATAGCGCAGGAGTCGCATTGATTGATAAAAAAAGGAGGTTGAACGTCTATAAGACGAAAGGAAAGGTCTCAGACCTAGAAGCTTTTGTTTCCCAAAAAGACGTTTCCGGTACAATTGGTATTGCCCACACCCGATGGGCTACTCACGGAGAGCCTTGCCAGGCTAACGCCCATCCTCATTTTTCTTCTTCCGAGAATCTTGCTCTTATCCACAATGGTATTATTGAAAACTACGCTACCCTGAAAGAAAAACTACAAAAAAAAGGGTTCATCTTTAAAAGTAGTACAGATACCGAAGTTCTTGTCCAGCTAATTGAATTTTTCCAGCTTTCCAACCATTTAGATTTACTTACTGCCGTTCAGTTGGCTCTGCATGAGGTGATTGGTGCATACGCCATAGCGGTGCTTGACAAGAATAATCCCGATGAGATTATTACAGCCCGTAAAAGCAGTCCGCTGGTGGTAGGGATAGGGAAGGATGAATTTTTTTTGGCCTCGGATGCTACTCCGATTGTAGAGTATACGGATAAAGTGGTGTATCTGCAAGATGGGGAGATAGCGGTGATTCGCAGAGACAAGGCGCTGGAA